TTATAAGTTGCTTTTCTTTTTATAAAATTGCAAGATTGTATCTGTTGCAGAAATTAAATATAATATTTGGGTATCTTTTAGTGAACTACACATTGCATTGTACAAATCAACACATTGCTTGACGTAGTAGATTTTATTTGCTGGTCTATAAATATTAATTCCACCGAGTCGTAAATCTAATATTAAATTTTTCATGCTATGGATCAATTGTTGCAGTTTTAGGCAAAGATCATCACATAGAATATTTTTTTTATAGTAGACAAGACATAATCTAGAGAATAGTTCCTGATCAGTTACCCCGTAAAGTTTCCATAATTGATACACCCAATTATTTCCTTCAGTTGAAAGCATATTTAATTTTTCTTCGTCATCTTTACTAATGATATCAGGAATTTTTAAATATTCATTGTATCTATACCATACTTCTAACCAACCAGTTAACTGTTGAAGAAAATAAATTTGTGCATCTTTGGCGGCTCTTAACAAGTGTTCTTCTAATCCATATTTTTCGTTTAAAACAGTGATAATGTCTTTTTGGGTATATAATTTTCGGTAATGAAACCAAGAATCTCTAAAATTTGTATTACTTTCTTCAGGATAATAAAGACCTAAAGCATCATATAATTCTTGGATTATATGAAATTGCATTCCAAAATCAGCAATAGCCTCGGCACATTCCGATTTTATTGCCATAATTTCTTCATCATCGTAAGAGATTGTTTGCTTCACTTGGAAAGTCCCCACTTTCTACTGAAATCATCTAAAATATCACTTGTAAAATCATAATCACGGTCTTTAAACATTATTGGTTCATATCTATTATTCATTTGCATTTTTCCGCCACGTCTATCGGGAATGGACTGTTGTTTATTATAATTTAATGCGTTATTTACCATCATTCTATTAAATTCTTTATCCTCTTCTGTGAAGACATTTTCAATAATTATCTTTTCCATAATATATACCTATGTGTTTGAAATAAAAAAGTTTACTGGTTAAGTTCTAAATTTCGAAATTCTTTAATCTTTTTTAAGAGATATTGAGAATCTATATTTTCTTTTTGCAGTTCTGTTTTTAGCAAGTCTATTTCATGTGCTGTATCAGAAATGCTGGTGTGATCTAAATATATTTTAAAATCCTTTAAAAGTTGTTTAATTGCTCGCTGACGTATTAGAGCTAAAATGGTTTTTAATTCTTGATCCATAACAGCTTCGTCAATTTTATTTTCTTTTCGTAAGGCTTCCATTTTGTCATAGAAGCAAAGACAACTATAAAATTGCTCTTCATTTTTTACGTAATATTCTTTGTCATCACGCAATTCAAAGTTTTCTACTAGAATATTGTTTTGACATGTGATCAACATACATTGATCTATTAGCTCAAAAATATATTTATCTTTGGTCAATTTCACAGCACCTCTATTCACTGGAATATAAGCAATCCTGGCATACATATTTCAATTTCTGGTTTTCCCCAGAAGGCCTCAAAATTCGAATTTTACTAGAAAAATTTTGGCAAAATGAACATTTAATTGATAATTCATTTAAATCAACTGTTAGACCTATTTCAGCGGGAATGACGAAAGGTCTATTGCTATGTAGAGAATCTGATAATTCATTTATTTCATCTTGTAAATATCTAGAAATATCGAATCTTATGTCGGATATTTGGTTTGAAAATTCAGAAAGGAAAAAGAACTTTAAATTAGAATTTTTTCTTTCCCCTAGTAAATCATTTAAAATTTGATAACAGCCAAAATAACCTAAATGCTTTTTCTTCTTATTTTCTAGTAAAATATCATCTTCGTATATTCCGCTAATATTTGCGATAATAATATCACAAGGCTCTAAACATTTTATCATTTGTTCATAAGTATGTTTCTCTGTAATAGATGTATCTGATGTATATCCAATAATTTTACTAGAACCATTTTTAGGCAAACACTCAAATGTACATCCAAAAGTATGATTAAAGAATTCTCCATTTTTATTAGTTTCATGACAAGTCGGAAAAAGGTTTATTATAATATCATCTTCAATATGAATGCTTTTTCTCTGACTTATATCAATTGAATAAAGCTTATTATATTTATCGTCAAATCCGCTTTGTTTTTCTGCTAAAATTTGCATAGTTTGGTATGTTACAGGATCAAAGTACCATGATATCCTATGAGGCGTAATTTCTTGCTTATCTACATTGTATGATTGACAATTCCAATCATATTTGTAATTTTTATACTTTGATGAAGCGTTATAGTGTAAATCATCTAATAGACGAATGTCATTAGAATGATCTATGTGTTCATGTGTAACAATGACATAATCTACATCTAAAACAGAGTAGCCAGCTTGATGCAAATTTTGAACAAATAAATAGCCTGGATCAACAACAATTCCAATACCATTCCAACGTAGATAGAATCCGCCGCCACTATAATTAATGGATTTTCCAGCATAATTCAACAATATAGGTGTTGATGAACTGAAAGATTTCAACACAATTAAACAATTTCGCTCTTGAAAATGTCGTCTTTTATAACTATCTAAATATAAATCAACAGGTTTTTCCTTTTCCTGTAACAATTGTTTAATATTATCTGGAAGAGAAAAAGAATTTCTGGTTTCTAATCTTCCTTTGTTTTTGGAAAGAAAGTGTTCAAGTTCCTGCCAAAAATAAGTTTCGCAAGAAATACAGGTTACGCATAGGTTACAATTTATTTTGATATTTTTGCAATTACTCAAATACTTTAATTGATCATCTGGATTATCTAATTCAAATATATCGCGTGTCTTATTCCATATTTCTCTTTTTCGGGTTTCTATGTCTAAACTATAGCAATTTTGTGAATCATTAAATTGCGATTCCACAAAATTGACGTCATATTCGGGAAGTTTTTTCGCTGGTTGAATCCAGTATTTAAAAATGTAATCATAAAATGGAAATAAGCAGGTATTTTTCATAGATAATTTCACCCTATAATCTATTTTTTTAATGAATAAGATACACCACAATATATAAACATTTTTATTCTAACACAATTGTACATGAAAATAAAGAAAAATAATTATAAATTAGGCAAAATTTAGTTGCTAAAATTTTTTAAACTTTATCATTCATATAGCTTTTGTCAAAAAATTATTATACATATATCAAAATATAGATTGAAAGATAGAAATAAATATTATATAATCTGTAAAATTAACACGAAAATAAGGAGAGAAAAATATAAAATTGACAAATAGAAATGTATAGATGATAATCTTGCTAAGGGGATAAGGGCAAATAGAGTCTTGATAGAAGGGGAAAATGGAACAAGTTAAAAAAAGGGTTTTGTATGGTATTTTGATCTTGGTTACGCTATTTATATTTAGAATAGCATGGTTGGATGTGGGTACAGGGGAGAAAATATTTGCATTTTTAGGGCAATGTGCAACAGGCATACCTGGGTTAATGGGGTGGTACAATTCAATTCAGGAAGAAAAAAAGAAAACTGACGCAGGAGAACAGAAGAATGACCGCGAAAAAAAGGTAAATCTAAAAGTCATAAGGCTTGTGGTGGTGATCAATGTTATAGTTGGTTCAGCAAATTCAACTCTTGCGATGATTTATAATGAGTGGAAAAGTGTGGTTTTAGAAAACAACCCAAATATAGAAAGTGCTAATCTGGTAGATATGGTACCTTCGGTTATGCTAACTTGGACAAATGATATATACTTGATTCAATATAAAGAAGAGGCAAACGTAGCTTCTTTAGACGATGTAAGCATTATAAATGCTTTAGAAAGATATGCTAAACGTTTCATAAATGGAGAAGATACGTGCCCGATTCGTAAATCGGTTGAGGATTTGGAAACAGGACTTTATGGTGAATTGATAAAAGAAGCCAATGGATATCAAGAAGACAGGAATAAAATCAGTTCAGAAAAGTTAAAAAAATATAGCATTTGGGAAGAGGTAGACTGTCGAAAAAGAGCTAATGAAATAGCAGAAGAGGCCGACAATTTGAAAATTCTTGGGACACTATATAAGTTGCGGGAAGCATCTATTGCTTTGGATATATCAGAAGAGGAATGCTTAAAGAAAAGTCTACGATATCTGATTGCTGCATTGAGCCTTGCTTATTATGACGAGTATGGAGATGATTATATTATAAGTATTTGGAGAGAAATTGCAGATACTTATGAGAGACTCAGTAATTCAGGATACTTAGATGACGGAGAAGCACAGGTTACAAGGAAAATCGCGGATGTTATAAAAAAATATAGATGTAACTAGCTAATGTAACTACTCAGTAATAATAAATAAAAGGAAATCAGAAGCTGCGTGGTCGACCTGTGATAGTTTCTGATTTATTAATGGTCAAGTTCAATATAAAAATAGATTTATTAAAATTTAATAAAACTTATTAAATAAATTTCATACTTTTCCAATATATTTCTCTTCCGGAAACGGAAACAGTATGCTATCCTATATACATCATAAGAGTTTCAAACCTACATAAGCTCTTCTGAAAAACAAATCATAGAAGGTGGTGAAATCCATGGGAAGAAAGGATATCATCACAAAAGAGTACATGGAGGACACAGAGGTATTTGCGGATGTGTTCAACCATATGATTTACAAAGAAAAGGTCATTGACCCTAAGAATTTGAAGGAACTGGATACGGTGAATGTAGTTATTCCATATGGAGCTGACAGCTGGAATGCGCCTAGGTCGCTGCATGAGATGTTGGTGGTACAGGATGAAAATATATTGTCGTTGGTTCCTGACTATCGGATCAATTTGATTGCACCAGGGGAGATGAGCGAAGAAGAGTTGGAGCATTTTACTTCTAATTTCCGGGAAGTGATGCAGTTTATAAAGTATTCAAAAGATACGGAGAAACTGAGCCAGCTTTTGGAAGGAAATGATGCATTTGAAACTATGGACAGGAAGGCTGTCCGTGTAATGGAGGAGATGACTGGAATGAAGATTGAAAAAGAAGTTGAGGACGAAAAGGTGAATGTTTGCAAAGCGATTCAGGGGATTGAAGAAAGGGGACGAGCCGCTGGAATTGTGGTTGGAAGATCTGAAGGAATCCAGATTGGCGCAGAACATGAGCAGCGGCTTACCAAAGCTCTATTGAGTGACAACCGTATCGACGATCTAAAGCGTGCCCTTGACGATCCTGCTTTTCGCCAAAAGCTCTTGTAAGAGTATGGAATTGATTAAACAGCTATAGAGGAGAGAAAGAATTTTATGTGTGGTATCGTATCCTACACCGGCCATTCCCGGTTTAGGATGCTTTGAATTCTGTTTTAAAGGATGGCGCCATTGACCTGTCTTCAGTTGGTCTTATAGAGGAAGAGATTCAGTCTTTTTCCCAGATTTATATTGTGGCATGCGGTTCTGCTTACCATGTGGGCGTGGCGTGCCAGTATGTGCTGGAGGATCTGGCGTCTGAGTTCCGTTACCGCAAAATGCTTCTGGATCCGAATGGTCTGGTGGCTTCCGGCGCGGATGCCTATCTGCTTCATGTCACCACTACTCCTTCTGTGGCGTATATTGCCAGAGTGGATGAGTTTGACTGCGGTATCATGATCTCCGCAAGCCACAACCCTTATTTTGACAACGGGATTAAGCTGATCAATGGAAATGGGGAAAAGATGGATGAGGATACCATTTCTCTTGTGGAGGCTTACCTGGATGGACAGCTGGATGTGTTCGGACAGAAGTGGGAGGAGATCCCTTTTGCAAAGAAAGAGCAGATCGGCTGTACAGTGGACTATGTTTCCGGTAGAAACCGTTATGTGGGCTATCTGCTCTCCCTGGGTATGTATTCCTTCCGCGGCGTGAAGGTGGCGCTGGACTGTGCCAACGGAAGCTCCTGGAACATTGCCAAGGCTGTTTTTGACGCTCTCGGCGCCAAAACCTACGTGATCAATGCCCAGCCAGATGGCACCAACATCAACAACAATGCCGGTTCTACCCATATCGGGGGACTGCAGAAATACGTGGTGGAGAATGGAATGGACGTTGGTTTTGCCTATGACGGCGATGCAGACCGTTGTCTCTGCGTAGATGAGAAGGGCAACGTGATCACTGGTGACCACATTCTCTACATCTACGGAAAATACATGAAAGAGCGCGGCAAGCTGCTGACCAACACCGTTGTCACCACCGTCATGTCCAACTTCGGTCTGTATAAGGCCTTCGATGAGCTTGGAATCGACTACGCGAAAACAGCCGTGGGAGACAAATATGTATATGAGTACATGATGAAAAACGGCTGCCGTATCGGCGGTGAGCAGAGCGGACATATTATTTTCAGCAAATACGCCAGCACCGGTGACGGCATTCTCACCAGCCTGAAGATCATGGAAGTTATGATGGCGAGAAAGAAAAAGCTCAGCGAACTTTCAGAAGGCTTCACCGTTTATCCCCAGGTGCTCACCAATGTGAGAGTGACCGACAAGAAGGCAGCGCAGGATGATGCAGATGTGCAGGCTGCGGTGAAGAAGGTTACAGAGGAACTGGGCGATACCGGAAGAATCCTGGTACGCGAGTCTGGAACAGAGCCGGTTGTGCGTGTTATGGTGGAAGCGGAGAGTGAAGAAATCTGCCAGAAGTATGTGGATATGGTTGTGAATGTAATTAAAGAAAATGGGTATGTGGCCGGATAAGGGCTGGATGCCGTGGATGCTGCCGCCCGGCGTGTGCCGGGCGGCTGTTGATTGTCAAGTAAAATTGACCCACTTTTACGTTTAATTCTGACCCACCTGAATTCAGAAATCACCTGATTTTCAAGTGGGTCATTTCTGTATGTAAATCTGATTTTTTACACTGTGAATTGACCCGTCAAGCGCATCAGCTGAACGGAAGTTCAGCATCCGGATCCATTACCGGATCACTCCATTCAGTATTTATGATTATGCTGTCTGAAACAGTATCATAATCCCCGCGAAGCTCCCTTAATTCTTGTTCTCGTTCTTCTTCTGAAAGACTCATCCACCATTCATACATTTCATCCTGGAAACGCATTGCGCTGACAAAGTCCATTGGGCATCCGTTTTCGCTATAAATATAGTCTCCGTTATCATAGGGGCTTCGTCCACTGGCTACCCATTTTTCTAATTCACGTAACTCATCTTTCGACATGGTTATTTCTTTTTTGTATTGTTTTAACTGTTCCTGCAGGAATTCTCTGTGCTCCGCAGGCACATTTTTTCTAAATCTCATATCTGCCTCCTAATTAATGAGCACCTGATATCCGTCAGTCTGCATTGAACTTTTATCGATCAGTATTCTTTTGCCGATTGGATCCAGCAATACATACTTACTGAGTTCCAGTAACCGGTCACTGATCAGGGAATGTACCATGTTCTCCATGGCTTTTATACGGTCATTTCGATTTATAGCTCCTTCAGATCGGTCAGATGTTTCGATTTTATTTTCACAGAGCATCTCTAAATTTAAAAATATATCATCTTCCTTACGGCTGTCTGATTCAAAACGGTCAGTATCATAGTTATATCCAAGACTCTTGTCTGCTTTCATCCTTTTCATAACACAAGTTGGATTTTTGATCTCATAACAGCTTCGCATTAGGTCATAGGCGGCTGTTTTTCCCTCTGTATTGTAAACTTCTATGATCTGCGGATATTTATCCGGTGTGATTTTTATACTCATTTCTATGCCTTCCTTTTTTAATACTCAGTTTTTGGACCTTTGACACGATAGCTGTCACCCGTTATACTTATGACATGGCAATGATGGACCAGGCGGTCAAGGATCGCTGCAGCGGCCAGCTTGCCGGTGAATAGTTCATCCCATCTGCCCATGGGCAGGTTTGTGGTGATAATGAGGGAGCTTTTTTCATATCTTTGGCGAATGATCTGAAAGAAAAGGCTCTCTCTTTCTTTATCCATTTTTAAATATGACAGTTCATCGATGATCAAAAGCGGAATCTTACTGATCTGTTTCAGAGTTTCTTTCAGATATCCTTTCTGCATATCCTCATACAGCTGATCGACCAGTTCTTTTGCATTCACAAAGAAAACCTTATATCCGGCTTCACATGCATTCCGGCCAATCCCGGTGGCGATCATACTTTTACCGACTCCCGGCGGCCCAATGATTATGATATTTTCATGGTTATCCATAAATTCAAGTCTGCCCAAAGATTGAATTTTATCCGCATCCAGGTTTGGATTGAAGCGGTAATCAATGTCAGACAGCCGTTTATCAGAGTCGAAATTAGCTGCATCTGTCAGGCGTTCAGCCTGTCGGCGTTTCTTTCCTGTTTCCTCCGCTTGTAACAGCATGATCAGGAAATCTTCATACGTCATAGACTGTTCTGAAGCTACACGTATAAGTTCCTGATATTGTTCGCGCATATCGACCAGTTTAAACTGTTTCATTCTGGCTTCTATATAAGCTGCGTTTACAGCACTTGTCTCACTAGGCATTTACCGTTCCTCCTACATTCTGTTCATAGTAATCCAGATCCCGCAAAAGTTTTGAATCATCGTCACGGTATTCTCCGGTTTTACACAGAACTTCCGGTCTCTGTTCAGATATCTCAGGAAGAGACAGCCGGCCTGCATTGTAAGCTTTGAGCAGTTCTTTAAATGACAGGATGTCCATAGAATCATGCTGTATTGCATATCCAATAAAACGATTGAGGGTATCTGTATCATAAAGTTCTTCGAGCAACATGATCTTTCTTGCGTAATGTGTGGGATGGTCAAACTTTTTCCCGGCTGCTTCCAGATAAGCCAGACCATTGCTGTATCTGGCAGTGAATTCCCTTCGTATCTGCGGAATCGATGTTGGCGCCTTTGGTGCTACATTTTTATAGTGCTCCAAATTTGTCAGGATTTCATGCTTGTTACGTGATGCTTCCAATTTCATGACATAGTTCTTTTTTCTGTCATAAAGCTCGATTCTGAACCCATAGATGATCCTGAAATACATGGTTTTGGCTGCAAAGATATCAGGAACGCTATACTTATTTCCGCCAATGCTGATATAACAGTCAGGACTGATGATCCTGCTTTCCAATTCCTTCAGTCGATAACGACGGTCTGGCAATGGCAGCAACAGATCCCGTTCTTCCTGAAGATAATGTATGTTTGGAATTCTTTTGGTCGTTGTGTGTGTTTCATTACACCAGGACTCAACGAAATCTTTTCCACGACGATTCAGATCTTCCATTGAAGCAAAGTGGTTTCCCTTTATGAATTGTTCTTCGATATAGTTGAAGGGTCTCTCGATCTTTCCTTTCTTGCGCGGCCAGTAGCAGGGACATGCATTAAGTTCTGTTCCCAGATGTCTTGCCATAAGCAGGGCATGGGGATTATAACGGATCTCCATTTCGTTCCTTGGATTATTTTCGATGACCAATGCTGTTGGATTATCGATCAAAAGCTCCAGTGTTACTCCACCAAGATCTTCAAACAGTTCCTGAATTGCTTCATAAATGGCTGCCGCATCTGCCTTTAAAGAAAAACAGACTGCTTTCTTTCTGGATGCTGAAAGTATCATTGAAAAACAGTAAACAGTTATGATCACGCCATCAACAGGGACATTATAAGGTGACCAGTCGAACTGAGCCTGATCTCCCGGAGGGCTTTCATGCCTTACAGTAGCTTTGGAACTGATGTGGTCTTTGATATCCTCTTCAATTTTTGACAGATACCGGTAAACAGGGCCAATGCTTCCTGTATAACCTCTTGCTTTCAATTCTCTAAAAATCCGTGTTCCATTGAAAAGAAACGGTTCGCATCGCCATTCGATGATCTGTTCTTTGAAACCATCAATCTTGCTCTTATAAACTGTCCGTTTATACACCGGTGCTTCTTTTTCTTCTAAAAGACTCCTGACAGTATTTCTGGACATTCCAAGTATTTTTGCAGTTGCCCGTTTTGATCTTGTCTGTTTATAAACTCGCTGAACAGCTGCCCAATCTTGCAAATCATACACCTTCTTTCAAACCTCCTCTCTTGTATTGGTGCATACAGAGAGAAGTGTATCGTTTGCTATCAGGTGGGTCAATTCTGAGTATTAAATTTTCAAGGTACAGTGTAATCAAGACCAGTTCTACTTACTCATTGCCACTGCTGTAGGTGGGTCAATTTTCCTCGTTAAAACTGGGTCAGTTTTAAGTATAAATCAACAGCGGCGGTGGTATATATAAGATAAGTTATAAAATAATATAACAATTGATCTTGGAGTTACAATGTTTTGAGGCACTTATGAAAATCACATACTTAGTTACTGTTCATTGGTAACGTTCCGCGAGGTGTTTTTTGTGAACAGAGTTCACAGAAAACCCGAGAATTAAGTTTGCGCAGCAAACGCTACTTCTTGTGCTTGTCACAAGAAGGTTCGTCTTTCTGTGCATCGCAAAGCGTGTTACTGGTCGCGAAGTGAACAGTAACAACAGGTAATATTTATGTGGAATGTGGTGGTTTTACTGGTGTTTCGGGTGGTTTTGTGGCATAATGGAATAGTTAGGAGTGATATTACATGATAGATATATATACAGAAAAAAAGGATTCCAAAGACTGGATTATTCAAAATGATTTATTCTTTAATTTGCATACCGGCAATGAGGAAATGTCTGAAAAAGATAAAAAAATGATTAAGCAAATAGATGGGGCAATATTGACATCAGATAAGCATATCGAAACCCAATACGGATTAGGTACGATTCGAAATCTGTCATCTGGTTGTAAGACATTGCTTAATATTGTCAAACATCCTGAAAAAGTTGTGTGTGTAGAAGAATGTGGACCAAACGTTTTGAAAATTATTTTTGCCATGGACAATATAAAGATTTATATGTCAAGACCTACACTTGCTGATATTCCAGATGCTGCGGAAATCAGATTCAATGATTCAGACATAGTGATTGGAAGCAAAGGATATAATGCCTGGTGGGAGAAAGAGTATAAAAGGAGAGAAGCGAATGGTTTATAAGAATATTACATTTAGAGCAGATCCTTTTTCATATGATTTATTGTTTGATGACAGAATAACTCTGGTTGGCGGAGATAGTGGAACGGGTAAAACAGTTCTCTATGAAATGCTGGAAGATGTAAGACTAACTGATGAATATAAGGCGATTAAATTGTTCAATTATAAATCGGACGATTTCCTGGAATCGCTAAAATTATGCAGGGATAAATTTATTGTAATTGATAATGCAGATATTCTGATAGATGATGACGTGAGAAGATTTATTAATTTTGAGTTTTCCAATCAGTATATGCTTTTTTTGAGAAATTGCGATGGGCTTAATGTGTCAGATAAGAGTTTTAAAGAGCTGAAACTTAAAGGGAATAGAATAACCTTGGAAGAGGAGCTGTGATATGAGGTATATCTGGACGGAGGATACTGGCGCGGGACTGCATTTTTGGAATTTGGTTAATCAGATCCTTTTTGATAACAAAATTGTAATTGAAAGTAAAGCAAGCAATCAAGGTATTTTGGATGCGTTGGCAGATTTGAAAATGAAAGAGGATGACAAATACTATATCGCGTTTGACTATGTGGTTGATAACCAGGATATTCGTAACAAATACCGAATGTTGAAATCAATAGAGGAAAAATCAGAAGGAAAGATTATAGTACTGGATATGATTTGCTTTGAATATTTTATCCTTGCATTTGATAAGTTGGCGGAGTGGACTGGCTTTAAGGAAAATGGGTGAGTGTTGGTACAGAGATTGTTGCGTATCGGATCATCCGAATAGTCTTAGATGTGGCAAGCCTGAGGTGAAAGATGGCAAAGAGAAAATAAAGATGTTGATACAGTCGGAAAAAGTGCAAGGGATGTTTGGAGAAGCTGGAATTATGTCGGAGGTTTAGAGGTTGCCGCATTTAATAATAAGATTGAAGATACTGCTTCCTTCATCGGCTAAAGATTTTTTCATTTTTTCGGCTCAGCCCCCATGAAGGATTGAGGATGGAGTCGTTTGGAAAAGCACAAAGCTTGGTGAAAAATAATGTTTGTGTTCGGGATTGGTTGCTTCTGTCATTCTCAGCTTTGAACAAAAGGGGTCTGTCCCCATAAATGCATTGAATGAACTGGAGTGAGTGGGAGATTCAGCCGTTGTAGAGGACTTTGTTTATAATTTAAAGATAAATTTGTATTCTTGAATCGACTTTTGGGATGAATCTCGAAGACTGTCCATACCTTAAAAATCGTGTAAAGTATATTGATATTTCAATTATCCTCTGGAGTGTAATCCAGAGGATAATTATTTGATTTGTATAATAGTTGATGGCGTGAAGTTTTCTATTTTGGGAGGTAAAGAGGTGAATTTATACACATTAGATAAAACGATTACTGGTTATATTCCCATGCGTCAGGGTAATATTATTTTTTCAGCAAAAAATCATGAATTCACATTTATAAATCCATTAGATGAAGCGATTGAGGTTATTTCAGATAATAATGGATATATTTGGGGAACGATACATAATAGCAAAAATACAATTGCTATTTATGTAAAAAACGATTTCTCAATAGGTTCAAATTCTAAGCAGATTGTGTATACTTGGATTTTTATTGTTTTTAAAGCTCACTATATTGATAGAGCGCGTATGCAGTCTTATGATGGCATCAGGTTTAGAAATGGGGGAATAAAAACTATATATCCTCCAAATGCATTACAGAAAAATGTGGAGCTTTCGGAAAATAAACATTTTGTATATGATTATAAAAAAGATTGTTATCGTGTAAAACAAAAGCTTCAGAACGAATGTGAAGTAGAGTATTGCTTTTTTTCAAATATTAATGAAAGGTTTTCTATGGGGGAAGTTTCATTAAGAAATGTGGAGTCTATGCTAGATTGCAAATTCAGTAAGTCGCAGACATTGGGAGATATTAGGAAATATTATGATGCAGTATTTGGGTTATGTGCGTTTCTAACATTTCGTAAGCAAATAAAGTTTGAAAAAGTTACTTTATTTACGGAAGTGCAAGAGGGACGAAGAATGGAATTTGCAGAATGTTTTATAAAACAACCAGAAGAAGTTGAAGTTAGAAATATGAAAGATGTAATTTCCGTTCGTTGGATGAATGATGAGATATTTATTTCCCTAATGGATAATCTTTTATATATTGGAAAACAACCAGGTATACCGCTATTTATACTTCCTATAGACAAAAAAGATTTATTAACAATCGATGCTGGAAAAATAAGACTGATTTGTTCTGCCATTGAAATGGAGTTAAATAATAGTTCCGAAATTAATCCGTCAACAGATTCTAATATGGATGAACTGATAAAACAAGTCAAAAAAACAATTAAAGAACATAAGAATAGTAAATTTAGAATGGATGAAAAAATGTATGGGTCTATATATACAAGTATTTCTCACTGGGGGTTACCGTTAAGTGAACGTCTTTGGAATTCTTGGCTGAAACATACGGAAATTCATCCTCTTACATCTAAAATTTCATATGAAATTGATTATGAAAAGATAGTTGCATTTTGTAAGGCTCGAAATGCAATTACTCATAGAGGAGAAAATGATAATTTCGATGAAGATATTGCAAAAACGGCGTTTGTGCTTATGGGATTAACATATTGTTATACATTGTCAAGAATTGGTTTTACCACAGATGAAATAACGGATATCATGAAAAAAACTAAAATAATATATTAGGATTCGAAACTATGGTTTTCTGTAATATTCCGAAAAGAGTATATGCCATCAGCCTTGAGGGCAGCCTGAAAATGAAGGAGATCAGTTACATCCATTCTGAGGCTTATGCTGCCGGGGAGCTGAAGCATGGCACTATCAGCCTGATTGAAGATGGAACTCTGGTGATCGGCGTTCTCACCCAGTTCGAGCTTTACGAGAAAACTATTTCCAACATGGTGGATAAGCCGAGAAATCTGGCAAAGAGCGTTACAGGCATTGGGGTCTGTCCCCATAAATGCAGAGTGAAATTCCTAAAAGTTTTCTAAAAAACTTATTAAATAAATTTCATACTTTTCCAATATATTTTCCTTCCAGAAAAGGAAACAGTATGCTATCCTATATACATCATAAGAGTTTCGAACCTACATAAGCTCTTCTGAAAAACAAATCATAGAAGGTGGTGAAGTCCATGGGAAGAAAGGATATCATCACGAAAGAGTACATGGAGGACACAGAAGTATTTGCGGATGTGTTCAACCATATGATTTACAAAGGAGAAAAGGTCATTGACCCTAAGAATTTGAAGGAACTGGATACAGCGAATGTAATTATTCCATATGGAGCTGACGGGGCGGAGGTGCCATATCAGAAATACAGAGATGTGTTTAAGATCCTGTGTGCTATGGAAGATGAAAATGCGGTGTATCTGCTCCTGGGAGTGGAGAACCAATCCAATGTTCATTATGCAATGCCAGTGAAAAATATGGTTTACGATTCGCTGGAATATGCAGCGCAGGTACAGAAAGCAGAGGCTTCTCATAAAAAAGCGCGGAAGGAGAAAGATCCTAAAGAGAAGAAACCAGATTCCGCAGAGTTTCTTTCAGGCTTTTACAGAGAAGACAGGCTGCTTCCAATTATAACAGTAGTAGTGTATTTCGGGGCTGATAGTTGGGATGCACCCAGGTCGCTGCATGAGATGTTAATTGTACAGGACGAAAGCATATTGTCATTGGTTCCTGACTATCGGATTAATCTGATTGCACCAGGGGAGATGAGTGAAGAGGAGTTGGAGCATTTTACTTCTAATTTTCGTGAGGTAATGCAGTTTATTAAGTATTCAAAAGATACAGAGAAGCTGAGCCAGCTTGTGGAGGAGAATGCTGCATTTGAAACTATGGACAGGAAGGCTGTTCGTGTAATGGAGGAGATGACTGGAATGAAGATAGAAAAAGAAGTTGAGGAAGAAAAGGTGAATGTTTGTAAAGCAATTCAAGGGATTGAAGAAAGAGGACGTGCTGCTGGAAGGTCTGAGGGAATCCAGATTGGTGCAGAGCATGAGCAGCGACTTACCAAATCTCTGCTAAAAGACAACCGCATTGACGACTTGAAGCGTGCCCTTGACGATCCTGCTTTTCGCCAAAAGCTCCTGGAAGAGTACGGAATTAACTAAACAGCTATAGAGGTTAGCATTGGGGTCTGTCCCCATAAAGGCAGAGTGATCTTGAGGGCAGAGAACGCTTTAGATATAAAAAGGCTGTTATTTTAATGGGAGCAAATGCAACTGGAAAGACAAGTCTTGGCAAGGCATTGCTTAAAATCATTACTTATATTAACACTGGAAATCCAGCTGTTTTATATGATATGGTAACAGGGAAGACTGGGGGATTTTCAATTGATTTTATAAATGAGGGATTTATATTACACAGGCTGACTGCCAAAGTTGATGTACCAGCATCTAATGTTGAATTTTCTTATAAAACTGCAAAAATCGATAAGATGGATTCTTATGAAAAATGTGTAGGAAAGCTGAGAGATCATACGGTGGAAGCAACGACTACAATGAATTCACTGAAGAAATTAATCGGGCCAGTAAGCTATCGTTTTGCATATCCTGAGATTGAAACTTCTATTATGCTGGATGATATTGATAGAGCGGTATTCTTAAAAACTTTACATGCGGTAATAGGAACATTGGATCCGACTCTGAGAGATGTGACAATTTCAAGAGATCTGAAGGATACTATTATAATATAGGTAATTGCGAAACAAGTTCGCAATCCCGATTAAAACTGCGGTAAAAATCCTGCATTGCAAGATTTTTAAGATGAAAAAGTGGCTGGCTTGAAATTCTGGCATGAAAAAAGACTTCCCAGATGAACTGCGAAGGAAAATACTTATGAAGCATATGCTCAGGCAATCAAAGGCTTCAAACTCCGGATGTATTGGTACTGATGAATTTTATCAGCGACAAGCACAGTAACAAGCTGGGTAATTCCAGCAAGAAGTAAATCAGCATGAAGCGTTTTCTCATTCTGGGTTTTACGATCCGCAATGCAGAAACTATCTTTGAAATGGTTGATTGACTTTTCAACATTTACACGGATCTTGTAAGTATCCCCCCATTCCTGTGAGCCGCGTTCTACACCAGGATAGGCACGAAGGTTCTTTTCAGGATAAATGTAGATCATTCGTCCGCAGGAAGAGGATGTACATGGATTCTCACAATGACATACGCGACGTTTTGACTTGTCGGCAGGATTGTATTCCCATTTCATTTTTGGACATACAAACTTCATGGTAGGAAGCTTGCTCCGCAAATGAGACTTGCTTCCTTCTCGTTTCATCGGAAGTGATGGATCGTGAGGACAGCAGGGAATGCCGTTTTCATTTACAGTATAGTCAGTCCCTTCTATGGTGAGCTTTGTCTTCAGGGGGATAAAAGCCTTCTGAAATCCAATTTCTTCAAAGAGGGTCTTGTAGATTTTAATGGCATCAAAGGCGACATCTCCAAGAAAGGTCTTCGGTTCAATAAGCGGATGTTTCTGGAAGAAATCAATCAAAACAGGAAGCAGCGCTTTTGAGTCTGCAAGAGATTTGTCTTCATCTGGAGAATCAGATTTCTTTTCAACAACGATATCCGGATGAGCCTGAAGGAAGTCTTTGTTATAAAAAGTAATGTCACGGACGATGCCAAGACCATTTGTAATGATGCCAAATTTATAGGCGTAACAGAAATGTCCATTGATGTACATCTGCTGGATTGCCTGATTGGAAGCCGCATGAGTCGGCATGGAGCCATAAGCTGCTTTGTAAGGATCATAGGAATCATCAAGGTTATGGGATTTTTTGAAAGCCTTTAGCTGCTTGATAATGCGGTTTGCGTATTTAGGATTATTTTCTGTAACCCAAGCTTCAATACCGGAGGTATCAAAGATTGTCATGGAAGCAAGGGCAGAATCAAGATTTTGGCAAATCGGCTCGGTCAGATCAACAAGATGATCGAACATAGATTGTAAGTCCGATAAAAAATCCTGTTTGAAACGTGTAAATTTGGAACCATCTGGAACAACATCAAAACCGCAGAAATCACGTAGCTCCTGAGAATATTTGAGAAATACGATCAGGAGTGTATCCGTTGGGATTGAGAAAATACGCTGGATCAGAAGTGCCTTAAGCATTGGATAAAGCTTATGTTTGCGAGGTCTTCCGGTGCCGGCGTGAAAGTGAGAAACAAAAGAAACAGGAACAATTTCATCAAGGTTAATGGTTTCATCAAGAAGTGAAAGAAACTGATATTTGTCGTTGTCGAATTTATTCTGGCAATCTTCAAAAATTTCTGCCAAAGTGAGCTGTTTATATGTTATCATGTAGGTATATCTCCTTTAGGTGGATTGGTTAATTAGTTTCTAGGCAATTCTATTTTACCATAAACCTTGAGGAGATATTTTATTTTTAACAAGAAAAAATGCTGTGTTTATGCGGCTTTTGGCGTTTCGCAAACGCCTACTTTTATTTTTTATCGAAAGGAGAGCTAGTAAATGAATGTCTATTGAAGAATTAAAGCTAATGCTTAGTGACGTATTCGAGTTGGATATGTGGTTTCCAGAGTATTCTATTCGAAACCCAGAGTTCGAAAAGTCAAGTTATTCGGTCTGGGCATTAAAGGAATTAACAGAGTATGTCTCACAAAAAGTTTATCCAAGAAAGGAGGTTGCAGTTGACGAAATAATTGTACTTACGAATGAATTTAGAAACAAGATGAGACGGTATGCTCAAATCAGACAAGATAACAATTTTATGTTTGTTGTGGCACAAGATATTTTGTCTGATGTATTGGATGTGTTGCGTGCCACGAAATGAAAGGAGATAGTATGAAGAAATTAAACAAGAAGAATCTGAAAAAGGCATCACCAACCCTTTTATCATGTTTTGGAGCTGTTGGAGTAATTGGAACGTCTGCTCTGGCTGTAAAAGCTACGCCAAAAGCTCTTAGAAAAATAAGAGCAGATAGTAGAGAGAATCATAATGACCCGAATGCGTACACAAAACTCGAAGCTATTCAGTCCGCATGGATTTATTATGTTCCATCTGTAGTTATGGGAGCAGCAACGATTATTTGTATATTTGGAGCAAATATTCTGAACAAACGTCAGCAGGCGGCTTTAACCAGTGCTTATGCGTTGCTCAATGATGCATACCAGGATTATCGAGATAAACTGAAAGAACTGTATGGCGAGGATGCTCACAGAAAAATTATGGAAGCCATTGCTGTGGAGAAAGCAGATGATGTCTATATCGCGTCAGATGGATTTATCGGCGGCGGATCTCTCGATATTGAAGAGCATAATCCAGATGATAATGTATTATTCTATGATAGCTACTCAAAAAGATATTTTGAAAGCTCTCTTAATCGGGTAATTCAAGCAGAATATTACTCCAATCGAGATTTTGCCATTGGAACCCAATTATCAGTAAATGATTTTTATGGATTTCTTGGATTAGATCCGATTGATGATGGGGACGAAATTGGTTGGACGATGAGCAGTGGTTATAGCTGGATCGATTTTCGTCATTATAAAACGACATTGGAAGATGGGTTGGAAGTCTGCATTATTGACATGGATTATGTTCCAGAATTGGATTTTGAACAGTGCTAATTCGCAAAATGCACAAATGCTATTATGAAAGGAGAGTGAAGTCATGAACAGTAAGATGATTAAGGTTATTGGAATGGCAGCAACACTGATTGGAATAGGGGTAAATCTTATAACCGATTGGGTTGATGACCAAAAGATGGATGAAAAAATTGACAAAAAGGTGAATGAAGCACTTGCCAAGAAAGAAGCGGAGGAGTCCTGATGTGGACTCTTTTCGTTTTTATTTTTGCTAATGTTGTCCATTGAAAGCGTGATTTACATCATCCAGTATTGCCTTAATGAATCTTTGCAGGATTGTAGCTTTGAGCAGGGGAGCTATTTAAAATGGACGGTTAATGAATTATTAGATCGCCTTAGAGAAAATCCTGAAGTAACGCCTCTGATTATAATCAAAGATTTTAGAAATCAGATGGAAGAATATTCAAAAGTAAGTCCATTGACTGCAAGTATATTTTGTACCGCAAAAGAATTGACAGAATGGATTATCAACCTGCTAGTTGCTTAAATTTTAAATATTAACGAGAATAGGAGAAAATATTATGCCATTAGAAACTTTTGCCGCATCAAAACTTGTTCAGAAAATGCTTAGCTCTAATGCTTCACAGGAGGAACTTTATAACGCAAAGAAATATTTATTGGCGGCTGTAGATTACGATTCAGCATCGCTTGCGTTGAAATCTGTTGCAAATGAAACAAATATTAAAGAACTGAGTAAGAAATACCCGCTTTATGGTTCATGGATGGGTTCCAGCGATATATCTGCCAAAGAATTACTTAATTTAAACTTCGGTGTACCAAAGCACGAATATGATTTTTCCAAAACTAAAGTAGGTGACAAGATTACAGTAGACTTGAAAGAACTGGGAAAATTTGAAGCTACTGCCTATGAAGTGACAGATAACAACGTTCTTTTCATCTTTGATGATTATATTGCAGAGCGTCCTATGAATGAAAAGCCTACGAACGAAGGCGGATATGAAAAATCAGATCTGAAGAAATGGATTGATAGCTATTTATATAGTTTATTTCCATTAGAGTTGAAAACACGTATCATCGAGCTCACCATTCCTACAGTTGGACAGGTTGTTGGCTGGGACGATGCGTGGGATAAAAGCCATTTTGAACCAGATGGAGACGAACAGCTTCCACTTATGAAAAAGAGACGCAATCGAGTTGCTTATTTTAATAATGAATGCGAATGGGGCTGGCTTCGTAATGCAATGAAAAAAGAATACTCTTCGGCTTCCTTTGCCGGTGTGTACGACGGCGGCGGTGCGATTTACGACTACGCTTCGCACTCTGTTGGGGTTCGTCCGGCTTTCCGTGTGGTTAAGAAACTCAGCCTGTAATAACCTTCCGCCCCTTGTGGGCGGTATTACTAAAATTTGGAGGATATTTTGAAATGCAAAAAGTAAATCTACCGAAAGTGATCAACGATTTGAAAATCAGAACAGTAAAACGTAGTCCGGAAATATTAACTGGCATTGGAATTGCTGGGATGATCACGACAACTGTGATGGCTGTAAAAGCAACTCCGAAAGCGCTCGTATTGATTGAACGCGAAAAAAATCGAGTGAACCATGAAAATTTGGAAGAAGCGAAGAGATCTGGCTGTGAAGAATGCAATCAAATCAGTCACTTAGAGCCGCTTGAAATTGTAAAAATCACGTGGAAATGCTATATTCCAGCTGGTATTACTTGTTTCGTGTCAATGGCTTGCTTGATCGGGGCAAGTTCTGTTAATCTCAGACGTAATTCTGCTCTGGCGATGGCATACACATTATCCGAATCCACTTTGAGAGATTATCAGAAAAAGGTAGTTGAGACCATCGGAGAGAAGAAGGAGCAGACAGTTAGAGATGCAGTCGCCAAGGAACACGTAGAAAAGAATCCCATAGAAAATAAAGAAGTTATCATCGTTGGCCGTGGCGATACTTTATGTTTTGATACTGTGTCTGGTCGATATTTCAGATCAGATATAGAGACAATCAAAAAAGCTGAAAATGAACTGGATGCCAGATTGAGAACCGAAATGTATATTTCCCTTAATGATTTCTATTATGAAATTGGTTTGGAACCGCTTAGAACAATCGGGGACGATCTTGGATGGAATATTGACAGAGGATTTCTGGATTTGAGTTTTAGTTCTCAATTAGCTACAGATGGAACGCCCTGCCTGGTAATCGACTATGGAGTTGCTCCGAGATACGATTATCGTAATCTTATGTAAGTACGCAAAATTTACAAAGTATATTATGAAAGAAAATTAATTTCGAAAACTGAAAGGAGAAAGAAATCATGGAAAACAACAATGAAATCATCGAAAACAGCGAGGAAGTTATGGAAACAGCAACTGAAGAAATCGTTAAGGCGGCTTCAAGCAACAGCAGTTTCAGTACAGCTACTAAGTTTGGATTAGCTATGATTGCGGGAGGATTGATCTGCAAATTTGTAGTAGAGCCAGGCGTAGCAAAATTGAAAAGAAAAGCAGAAGAACGTGCAGCGAAGAAAAGTGCATCTAATCCTAATAACGTTGTTGACGCGGATTATGAAGAAGTTCCAAATGACGATGCTCCAGAAGAATAAGCATCGAAATGAATTTTAGGAAGATTGAGTCTTAGAGAAATCTAGGACTCTTTCTTTTTTGTTTTTATATGGGAGGTGTCCTATGAACCAGTATACGTATGATGGTCCTGTTATGAATTTCGGGACTTGTATTTCAGATCAATGGCATGGAACAACATATGCTGTATCTGAGAAAAAAGCCAGGAGTAATTTGGCTTATCAGTTTAAGAAAAATAACAATCGCATAACGGGATCGAGGATCACTCTCCCGGGAAAGGTGAAGATGGTGAACAAATATGACTATTGATTTGGATACAGTTATTGGATTTGTTGGTGTAACAGTTGGCTTATTTGGTCTCGGATATGCTGTTGGAGCAAATAAGAAAATGAAAGAAGTTAGTGAAGTAGTTGGAAAATCCGTAGATTCCATGATTTCTGACGGTAAACTTGATATTCCCAAAGAACTTATTAATGAAACCATTAAGGAACGGGTGAACGAAAAAGTTGATTGCGAGATACAGAGAAAAGTAAAAGCGGCGTGCGATAACATTGTTGTAGATGTGAAAACTTCCATGTACAACAAAATCAGTGATGCTGCGGAGAGAGCTGTAGATTCGACATACCGTTCTATGGAAGTTGAGGCGAAAGAGAAAATCAGAAAAGAGCTTCGTAATATTGATATTTCTGGTTTGAAACGGGAAGTAAAGGCTGAAGCTAAAGAAGCCGTTACCGAGAAACTTCAGTCTTCTATGGATGATATCCTCGAAACCTATAATTCAAATCTTGCCAACGTGCAGAATATTTATAGCACGATCGCGAAATCAATGGCTGGAAGAGCATAAATTGGGAGGTGGTTAGAAAATGGCGACAGAAGAGTATAAATCAAATTCTCATAAATCAAAGGGGCAAAGTCAAGCGCCGATTGAGAAAAAGGTTGAGAAAGTAATTTCTGGTTCTGCGAAGTCTAAGAAAAAGGGTGGAATTCAGAAATTTACAGGCATGTTTGTTCCGGAGGATGTTGATGATGTAAAAAGTTATATTTTTGAGGACATTGTGGTTCCTTATGTAAAAGACATGTTCCTCGATGCTGTAAAAGCATTTTTAGGCGTTAATGGAAGCTCTCGGGGAAAATCATCCGCATCTTCAAGAGTATCATATCGAAAATATTATGATGATAGAGAAAGAAGAGATAGCGGATCTAGTAATCACACTCGATCTGGATATGAGTACGACGATATTATTATCGAAAATCGAGGGGAAGCCGAAGATGTGTTATCCAGAATGGATGAGCTTATTGATCAATATGGTTTGGTGAGCGTTGCCGATCTGTATGATCTTGTTGGTATTAATGGAAATTATACCGACAACAAGTATGGTTGGTTTAATATCCGAACGGCTTCCGTAGTTCGTGTACGAGATGGCTACATGATAAAGCTGCCAAAAGCAGTACCATTAAATTAAAGAGGAGAAACGAAATGAATAAAACTGAAATTGTTAAAAAGGCATCATCTGCCTTTGGAAAAGTAAATATTAAACTCAGAAAGCATAGTCCAGAGCTTTTAATTGCTGCTGGTGTAGTTGGAACCGTCGTTAGCACAGTTCTCGCTTGTAAAGCAACTACAAAATTGAGCACTATTCTGGATGAATCAAAAAACAATATTGAAACTATTCACAAATGTAAAAATGATAAAGAAATGGAAGATCGGTATTCCCAGGAGGACGCCAAGAAGGATTTAGCAATTGTGTATGCACAGACTGGTGTTAAGATTGTAAAACTGTATGCTCCAGCTGTGGTTCTCGGAACTATTTCTATTGCTGGAATTGTTGCGTCCAATAATATTCTCAGAAAAAGAAATGTAGCATTGGCTGCCGCTTACGCAACTGTCGATAAATCTTTCAAAGAATATCGTAGCAGAGTGGTTGAACGATTCGGTGATGATGTTGATAAAGAGCTTCGGTACAATATCAAAGCTAAGAAAATCGAAGAAACGATCAAGGATCCCGAAAGCGGAAAAGAAAAGAAATCCAAAACAACTGTAAACGTTGCTGCTCCAACGGTCGATGATTATGCGAGATTCTTTGATAAGACTTGTCGTCATTATGAAGAGAATATGAATTACAATCTTATGCTTCTTAGATCACAGCAGCAGTTGGCAAACGATAAACTTGTTGCAGACGGATTCCTGTTTCTTAGTGATGTGTATGATATGCTCGGTATTACTCGTACAAAGATGAGCCAGTCTGTTGGTTGGATTTATAAACCAGATGGGAATTCTAACGGAGACAATTTCGTTGATTTCGGAGTTATGGTTGTTAAAAGAGAAACTGAAGACGGCGGATATGAAGATGCCATCTTAATGAACTTTAATGTTGACGGTCCTATTCTGGATCTTATCTGATGGAAAGGAGATTTTATTATGACGGGATTAATGGCTTTTACATTTTCAGCAGCAGCTGGCATTTGCTTCTTTAGTGGAATCGCAGTTCTTATGGGTGGAAAGGGGAATCACTAATGGACGGATTTGGAAATTTCATTTCAATGATGGACTTTATTCTTGATACGAAAAGAAAACGTCATATCACAGGAGGCATTCTTTTGAGTGCTTCCTTACTTTTCGGAGGGCTCGCTCTTACCGTGATGACAATCAATGAGGGGGAAACTAATGATAATGAATAAAAAGACAACTATTCTTTTAGCATTTATTTTAGGAGCGGCTTCTGGATCTGCTGTAACTTGGTATTCGGTTAAGAAAAAATATGAAGAGATTGCGCAAAGAGAAATTGATTCGGTAAAAGAAGTTTTTGCTAATCGCGAAAAAGAACGGAATAAAGATGTTGTAGCGAAAAACGTAACCGAAGACAAAAAAGAAAAGCCGGAACTCAAAGAATATGCAGCCAAACTTCATAGACAAGGTTATACAAAATATTCGGAGTATTTTGATGGTGGTATCAGCGAAGAGAAAGAAAGCGTGGTTAACGGTCCGTATGTAATTTCTCCAGAGCAGTTTGGTGAAAATGAAGATTACGAGAAAATCAGTCTAACATATTATGCCGATCAGATATTGGCGGACGAAAACGATGAAATAATTGAAGATGTGGAAGAGATGGTCGGTTTTGAGTCATTGAACCATTTCGGAGAATATGAAGACGATTCGGTATTTGTTAGAAATGACGCTAAGAAATGCGATTATGAAATTCTCCTAGATCAGAAGTTATATTCTGATGTAATCAATGAGATGCCACATCAGATGGAGGTATGATGACGAGGGATGAACTGAATAAGGCGTATTTTGAGTGGATGTATAGTCTTGTCTGTGACGATGAACCATCTTACCGAGAATTATTTCATTTCCTTCATGGTGTTGATTTTACATATACAATCGATATGGATGGAAATCGTTTTGACGATGGCATCAATCTGCGATATCGCTTTGCGGATGAAAGTGGATATAATGGGCGGATGGTTGCGAAATATTTAGACTCTTGTCCATGTAGCGTATTGGAGATGCTTTTAGCACTAGCCATTCGATTAGAAGAGCATATTATGTCAGATCCAGAGCAAGGCGACCGAACTAGAATTTGGTTCTGGACTATGCTTTCTAATCTGGAGCTCGATGATATGATTGATTCCAGATTCGATGCGAATCATGTAGAAAATGCGATTCAGAAATTATTGAATCGGGAATACGGACGTGACGGTAAAGGCGGTTTGTTCAGAATAAAGCATTGCAAATACGATTTAAGAAACGTTGAAATCTGGTATCAGGCAAACTGGTACTTAAATGGCGTGAAATAGGAGGTAATATTACATGCTTGAGTATATTTTCAATAGTATGAAAAACACGGAGAAAAACTTTGAAATCATTTGCAGAAATCTGAAGAGGCAGAAGAGTTTTAACAAGTCTGTTGTATTCTTTGCTTTTTCTGTAGCTGCTTATGCATTTACAAATGAAATTGAAAAAAGGAACCAGGCAATGAGAATCAAGAATCTTGAGAAAGAGATTGAAAATATCAACAATAGAAACAACGAGCCAGGAGACGAAATGTGATGTGATGATGGATTTTATGATAATTTCAACACGTTCCAACAAACGCGGAATAATTGAAATCTATCCTAAATTTATAATCAAAAAAAGTTCTGATTTGATGATCCGCGGCGGTGATTTTTATGCTATCTGGATTGAGGAACGAGGATTATGGTCTACGGACGAACAAGATGCATTGCAACTTATCGACCGTGAATTGGATAGATATGCCGAAGAAAATAGAACGAAATTCAATTCGGACATAAAAGTTCTGCATATGTGGGACGCTGAATCTAAAATGATAGATTCGTGGCACAAATATTGCCAGAAGCAAATGAGAGACAATTTTCATGCGCTTGACGACAAACTTATATTTTCAAACATGGAAACAAATAAAAAAGACTACGCCAGCAAAAAGTTGAGTTATCCGCTTGAAGCTGGCGATTTGTCTGCTTATGAGAAATTAATGTCTACTTTATATTCCGAAGAAGAACGAACGAAAATAGAGTGGGCTATAGGTTCTATCGTATCTGGAGAGTCAAAGAAAATACAGAAATTTATGGTTCTTTATGGCGCACCAGGATCTGGAAAGGGAACGGTTTTAAATCTCATACTTTCATTATTTGAGGGTTATTACTCAGTATTCGATGCAAAAGCATTGGGATCGAGTAGTAACTCTTTTGCATTGGAAGCATTTAAAGCCAACCCACTTGTCGCGATTCAGCATGATGGTGACTTGTCTAAAATTGAGGATAATACTAGACTGAACAGTTTAGTTTCTCACGAGCTTATGACTGTGAACGAGAAGTTTAAATCTGCATATTCCAGTAGATTTAATGCTTTCTTATTTATGGGAACTAACAAAGTAGTAAAAATAACAGATGCAAAATCGGGTCTTATAAGACGACTGATTGATGTATCACCCTCTGGGAATAAATTAAGTCCGAAAGAATACAAAGCAATTGTAAGTCAGATTGATTTTGAGTTGGGCGCGATTGCTTATCATTGTAAAAATGTATATTTAGCAAATCCTGGCAGATATGATGATTACATTCCAATCACCATGCTTGGTGCATCAAATGATTTCTACAACTTTATAATTGATTCTTATCACGTATTCAAGAAAGAAAACGGAACTACACTAAAAGCAGCATGGGAGATGTACAAAACTTATTGCGATGAGGCGAAGGTGAGTTATCCGTTTTCGCAGAGGGTGTTTAAAGAGGAACTTAAAAACTATTTCAGAGATTTTCAAGAAAGATTTAATTTGGACGATGGAACCAGAGTGAGGAGCTATTACGTGGGATTTCGAACTGAAAAATTCGAAGCGGAAATCGTATCGGATAATTCTTCGGAAGGGATAGCAACTAATGCTATAGAACTTCACGATAGTGCTGCCTCCATATTTGATGAGATGTGTGGGGATTGCCTGGCACAATATGCTTCGGACAATGAAACTCCTCAGAAAAAATGGGAAAAAGTAACTTCTAAATTATCAGAGATAGATCCAACAAAACTCCATTACGTAAAAGTTCCAGAAAATCATATCGTTATTGATTTTGATATTCCAGATGAGCAAGGGAATAAATCTTTAGAAAAGAATATGGCAGAAGCTAGTAAATGGCCTCCGACATATGCCGAACTCTCTAAATCTGGACAAGGTGTGCATCTTCATTATATTTACACTGGAGATCCAGCTGCATTGAGCAGAGTATATGACGACCATATCGAAATTAAGGTCTTTACTGGAAAAAGCTCATTGAGACGTAAGTTGTCCAAATGTAACAATCAACCTATCGCAAAGATTAGCTCTGGTTTACCACTGAAAGGAGATAACAAAATGGTAAATTTTGAAGCAATAAAAAGCGAGAAAGGGCTTAGAACACTGATAAAACGAAACCTCAATAAAGAGATTCATCCTGGAACTAAGCCGAGTATCGATTTTATATACAAAATATTGGAAGACGCATACAAAAGTGGTCTTCAGTACGATGTAACAGATATGCGGAATGCAATATTAGCATTCGGTGCAAATAGTACACACCAAGCAGAATATTGCGTGAAGCTTGTAAGTAAGATGCACTTTAAATCAGAAGAACCAGCCTGCGCTGTAAAAAATGAAAAGGCAAAGCTGGTCTTTTATGATATTGAAGTTTTTCCAAACCTGTTTCTTGTCAATTGGAAGATGGAAGGCGTCGGAAAACCTGTAATACGTATGATTAATCCTACACCACAGGAAATTGAGGAACTTATGCAATTTCGGCTGGTTGGATTTAACTGTCGCAGATACGATAATCATATCTTATATGCGCGACTTATGGGGTATACCAACGAACAGCTTTATAATCTTTCGCAAAGAATTATTAAAGGTGGTCCAAATTGCTTCTTTGGTGAGGCGTATAACGTATCGTATACGGACGTTTACGATTTTGCATCCGCTGGAAACAAGAAGAGCTTAAAGAAGCTTGAAATTGAGATGGGAAATCTTTCTGAAGAGAAGCTCAAAAAGAAAGGATTTTCAGATTTCGAAATTCAGATCATAAAAGCTGGAACTCATCATCAGGAACTTGGACTTCCATGGGACCAGCCGGTACCAGAGGAATTATGGATTAAGGTCGCTGAATATTGTGACAACGATGTTATAGCAACTGAGGCAGCATTTACATATCTGAAAGCCGATTGGACCGCAAGACAAATTCTGGCAGATTTAGCAGAAATGACTGTAAATGATACAACCAATAGTCTTACAACCAGAATCATATTTGGTAAAAATCGGAATCCTCAGAATGAATTTCATTATAGGGATTTATCAAAGCCTGTCGGTACGCTTGATCAGGAAAGTCTTGATTTCTTAAAAGAAGCTTGCCCTAAAATGATGGAAGATTTTCATTATGGTTGGAAAAATAACGGTAAGGAAAAAGTTCCATTTGAAGAATCCAGTATTCTACCATATTTCCCTGGGTATGAATTTGAGTGTGGAAAATCGACCTATAGAGGCGAAGAAGTCGGAGAGGGTGGATTTGCACAAGGTGTTCCTGGAATGTATGGAAATGTTGCGCTTTTGGATGTTTCATCAATGCACCCGCATAGTGTAATCGCAGAGGTGCTATTCGGACCTAAGTTCACAAGAGCGTTCCGGGAAATTGTTGAAGGACGAGTGAGCATCAAACATGAGGCATGGGATATTGTGAATACTATGCTGGATGGAAAACTTACTCCATATATTCAGAGGGTTATTGATGGCGATATGACATCGAAAGATTTAGCAAATGCGTTAAAGACAGCCATCAACTCGGTGTACGGACTCACATCCGCTTCATTTGCTAATCCATTTAAAGATCCAAGAAATATTGACAATATTGTAGCTAAACGTGGAGCTTTATTCATGATCGACTTGAAGAACGAAGTTCTCAATCGTGGGTTCCAGGTAGCACATATCAAGACCGATTCGATTAAGATTCCGGATGCAACACCGGAGATAATTCAGTTTGTCATGGATTTCGGAGAACGATATGGCTATACATTTGAGCACGAAGCTACATATGATCGGATGACTTTAGTCAACGATGCAGTTTATATTGCCAAGTATAAGGATGCAGAGGATTGTAAGGCATTATATGGATATATCCCAGGAGACAATAAAAAGAATGGTGGAAAGTGGACTGCTACAGGAACTCAGTTTCAGATTCCATATGTATTTAAAAAGCTGTTCAGCGGAGAAGAAATCGCATTTGAAGATATGTGCGAGACCAAATCGGTGAGCAGCTCTTTATATTTGGATTTAAATGAAACTTTACCAGATGTATCAAAAGAAGAAAAAGAATTTGCCAAAGCAGAAAGTGACTATAAAAAAGGTCTTATTTCCGACATCACATTTGAATCTACCTGCCAGGAATTGAATCCGAAAATCGCGAAGGGACATAATTACAGATTCGTTGGAAAAGTTGGTCAGTTCTGTCCGATGAAAGAAGGATATGGTGCTGGATTACTTATGCGTGAAAAAGACGGTAAGTATTACGCGGCAACCGGTTCCAAAGGATATCGGTGGATGGAATCGGAAATGGTTAAAGAGCTTGGAAAAGAGGACGGAATCGACCATTCTTATTATGACAAGCTTGTTGATGAAGCTGTGAAGACTATTTCTCAGTATGGCGATTTTGAATGGTTTGTGTCCGACGATCCATATATTGAAGAGCTTGGAGCAAACGATGCAGACTGTATGCCTTGTGGTGATGGAAAGTACAAGAGTTGCTACGATTGCCCCAATTTCAAGAACGATTATCCGTTAAACATGTCCTGCGATAAAGGCTTTAATATTGGAGATGTTTTGATGGGGCTTTACATGAATAAACCAGAAAATTAATAAGGAGACATTTTAACAATGAGAGACAATTTAGTAATTATCGAGGGAACAAAATTTATTTACAAAACAAATTTCTCTGGGGATCCAGATAGAGACACTTACGGAAATACTCAGAGAAAAGGGAATCTGATTATTCCGGATATTGAGCAGGCAAGAAGACTTATTGATGAGGGCTTCAATGTTAAACTGACAAAGCCGAAACCAGGAGAGGAAGAAGGATTTATTCCAAGATATTATGTAGCTATCAAAGTGAACTACGAAAGCGAATGGCCGCCTAAAATTTTCTTAATGACAGGCGAGAACGATCGTCATGGAGTCCTTCTGGATGCGGAATCTGTTAGTAATATCGATTACATGTGGATCGATAACGTGAATGTTGTTCTGAATAAATACGAGGGAAAGAACGGAAAATCTCTCTGGGTTAAGAGTATGGAAGTATTCCAGAAAATGGATGACGATCCGATTAGTATGAGACATTCCGATGTAAATCGCGATCAGTCTGATGAGGAAGATGATATTCCATTTAACTAAGCATTTCGTAATTTTGAAAGGAGATTAAGATGAACGAATTTGAACTTGGACAGATAGTGTGTACCCGTGGTATTGCAGAAGCGATGAAAAAAGACCGAAATTTATATTTATTCATTTTGGATGCCTTGTATGGGAAGTATTGCAAATGTGACTGGGGCGATACCTGTGAAGAAGATGTTAGAAGTAACAACGAAGCTGTAAAAAATGGCGAGAGAATTTTAGCTGCTTATATGTATGGTGATACGAAAATTTGGATAATCACTGAATGGGACAGAAGTGCGACAACGATTCTTTTTCCAGAAGAATATTGATGGAGGGCTCATGAAAAAAAGATATTCAATAAGTTCATTCCAATGCTGTCAATCAATAGAAAATTTTTATGCAAACGTTGCCAAAATAATCAGAATTACTGTAACCGACAATACGGTTTATGATTGCAGAAAGATAAGAGTAACCGTACCGGTGCAGAACTGTATTTTCGCATATTATAAAGAAAACGGATTTTCTAATGCTGCAATTTCATGTAACTGGCTTATGAGAGGTCCGAAAGCAGATCTGACTGGCGACGATTTAGCATTTGAAGTTGAAGATGGATTCACAAGCGAAAGTGGAGACTTATGTGCGCATTAGAATTACGTGAGTATCAACTAAAAGCTGTTGAGCAAATGAAAAACGGATGTATTCTTTGTGGTGGAGTTGGTAGCGGGAAATCTAGAACATCTTTGGCGTATTATTACGTCCGTAATGGTGGCTGCCTGGAAACGGATGAGTATATGCCTATGGATGATCCGCCGAAAGACTTATACATAATTACAACTGCTCGAAAGAGAGATACTTTAGAATGGGAGGGTGAGCTTGCGCCCTTCCTTCTTTCTACTCACGAAGATGTTAATTTATATTGTAATAAAGTAATTGTTGATTCTTGGAACAATATAAAAAAATATTCCGATGTTAGAAACGCATTCTTTATATTTGACGAGCAGAGAGTTATAGGTTCTGGAACATGGGTTAAAGCGTTCTTGAAGATTGCGAAATCAAACGAGTGGATTCTTTTATCAGCAACACCTGGTGATACTTGGCAGGATTATATTCCGGTATTTATAGCAAATGGATTTTATAAAAACCGGAGCGAATTTATAAGGGAGCATGTTATATACAGCCGCTTTAGTAAATTTCCAAAGATTGACAGGTATATAGATACTGGAAGATTGATCCGTTTACGAAACTCCATTCTCGTTAGTATGGATTTCAAACGCCAGACCGTTTCGCATCATGAAGATATCTATGTCAAATACGATGTTTCAGAATACAAAATGGCTGGGAAAAACAGATGGAATCCCTTCAAGCAAGAACCAATCATTAATGCGGCTGAATTATGTTATGTTTGGCGAAAGATAGTTAATACCGATACATCCAGGCAAATCGCATTATTGGAAATCATTGAGAAACATCCAAAAGCAATTATATTTTACAATTTTGATTATGAATTGGAGTTGTTAAAACAGATTTTATCTGGATATGAGATTGCAGAATGGAATGGACATAAGCATCAGCCTATACCAACAGGCTCGGCGTGGGTATATTTGGTACAGTACAATGCCGGAGCAGAAGGATGGAACTGTATTACAACTGACACAATAGTATTCTTTTCTCAGAATTATTCTTACAAAATAATGTCACAGTCAGCTGGACGGATTGACAGAATGAATACTCCATTTACGGATTTATATTATTATCATTTGAAATCGAGATCTGGTATAGACCTAGCTATTAGTAAGGCTCTGAAAGAGAAGAAAACATTCAATGAAACGAGATGGTTTAATAAAAGTCGGGGGCATTCGGTGTAAAGGATGGTGGATTGACGTGCAAATACTGAAAACATTAAAAACATTGACTATGTTTATATGGATGTTATCTATTAAATTAAAAATGTTATCAGAAGAAGAGTTTAAGGCTTTGATAACGTGCTGTACTTATGAACAGTCTGTATACGCATTTTTACTTCGATATTGTGTATGAATGAGGTGTCACATGGAAAATATTTACAGAGAAGTAAATTTTGAAAAATATTGTCCTACTTGCGAGCATAAGAAAAAGGATGAAAAATTTGATCCTTGTAACGATTGTTTAGCAGAGGGCATGAACACAAATTCAGAAATACCAATCTATTGGAAGGGGGAGGAATGATAATGGTAGAAAGTGTTATTGTCAGCGTGAATTTTCCGGATGATGGTGGTGAAGACACTGGGATATTATTAGTAGGAAAACCAAAACCAGGTCACACTTCAGAAATCATCAATGCATTTGAGGGAAAGGCAGCACGAGAACTTTATAAGAAATTGACGAAAAGAAAGGTGGTGCCAGAGGCATGAGTTTTCAATACGATCAGTATCTGGCACAGCACCGATCAAATGTAAAAAGAGGATATGAATGGCTATGTGAGAATTTACCAGATGTAATAAAAGACGCTGTGAATGCTGGATGGCAGACTGGATTTGCTCACGATCAATCTAAGGATGAGCCGGATGAGTACAACGCTTACGACGCATATTTTTATGGTAATAATCGTTCTTTTAAAGTTGTACAGGATTACCAGCGAGCTTGGCTCTTACATATTCATCGTAATCCGCATCATTGGCAACATTGGGTATTAATCAATGACGATCCAAAAGAAGGAGAAATCGTGTTGGAGATGCCATACGATTATATTATTGAAATGATCTGCGACTGGTGGGCGTTCAGCTGGGCACAGGAAAATCTGGATGAGATATTCAACTGGTACGAAGAACATTCAAAGTATATGAAGCTTGCTCCCGACACAAGGAAAACTGTAGAAGATATTCTCAGTAAGATCAAGGCTAAGCTGGACGAGGATAGCAATGCGGAAATTCAGCATAGTGGAGTCAAAGGTATGAAATGGGGTGTTAGAAATGGTCCACCATATCCGATAGAAGAAAATAAAAAGGTTGCAAAAGTTCGCAGACATGATAATCTTGTAGAAGAAGCAATTCATTCTGGGGAAGTATCCAAGACAGTCAATAAAGATAAACAAAAGCGTCATACCAAATCAGACCATTTACCAGGAAGAAGCTATCTTGATGGCGATGTAGAATATGCTCAGAAGCTGGTTGATAAGTATGGCGGTAAAGGTGAATCAAGATTAGATCGCAACGGACACTGGAATCATCGAGAACGTATTACTGCCGATCATGATATTGGTACGTACGTTGATGAAAGCGGAAACGAAGTTGTATCTAACACAGCTATGATCGTATATTCTAAAACGGGAACGCACGTTTATCCAGCAAGAAGAAAGGAGAAAAATAATGCTTAGTCAGAGTCTTGAAGGAAAAAGAGTTAAAATAATTTGCACAGATGGAGAAGAATTTGAAGGAATTGTTTCGGATTATATATTTCCAGACGACAACGAACCAGAGGGAATCGCAGCAATCGACATTGAAGATTGTCCACAGAGACCTGGATTGTGTATCGGCTTCAATGAAGATGAAATCGAGTCAATTGAGGTATTGGGGTAGACCATGAACCATTTTACCGTTTTCGTTCATATACGGATGATATAAATCTTTATCCATGCTAATCCCTCCTTCCATATATTTTTGTGGAATACAGTATATAGCGTAACAAAGAAAAAGTCAATAAATTTATAAACTGACCCATGAGTCTTAACTGGCTTGTGGGTTTTTATTTAATTGGAGGAAAATTGAAATGAAAAAATCAAGTTGGAAGTTAATTCTTATTATTGTTGCAGGAATTCTTGCGGTTGTCATGTTAGGCGTATTCGGAGTGCAGAGCTCGCAGAATAAAGCTTTTTCACTGGAGGAGCAGGTGAATACAGCTGATTCAGACATAAAAGTTCAGGAAAAAAGACGTGTGGATCTGGTTTATAACCTTGTAGATTGTGTAAAGCAGTACGATAAACACGAAGCTGATACACTTACTGCTATCGTAGAAGGACGAGGTTCAACCGGAGATATCGAAAATGTTACCACTGCGATTGCAGCTGTAAGCGAGGCTTATCCGGAATTAAAATCTAATGAAAATTATAAGGAATTGATGAATGAACTTTCTATTACAGAAAATCTAATTGCGGAATATCGCAGTAACTACAACAAACAGATAAAGGTATACAGACGTTATGTAAGAAAATTCCCTACACGAATCTTTTTAGATATTCTCGGCTATGAGGTTCAGGAGTATACATATTTGAATTACGATGCTCCAGTTGATGCTCCACAGAATTTGTTCGGGGAATAAGCTTATGAAGAAATGGAACAGATTTGATTTCGGAGACTTTGAAATCACAAAAAGAGAGATCTTAGTAAGTATATCTATCATTGCAGTTCTGTTACTCATTGGCTTTATAATTTCCGGCAAAATCTCAGACCATTTGATGGATAAAAACGAAAAGTATAACAAAGCGGTAAAGATTAAAGAACAAGATCTGTTTGAATATGGTATGCGGACTGATATTGGAAACGCATTTATCTATGGTGATTTGGAAGCTGTTGACACTGTTACTTATCCGGAGATTGGTGGAAAGTATATGTATGTGAGAAAGGTTGAAGAGCATTACACGAGACATACTCGTAAGGTAGCTCACACAAGGACTGTGAATGGAAAATCCCACACATATTATACGGCGGAAGTTTATTGGTCATGGGATTATGTCAGGAGTGAGGATAAGACTTGCAAAGAGGTATCTTACTTGAAACATATATTCTCAAGTAAGAAGATTCAATTACCGGACGACGATTATATTGACACATTAAAGGAATCTTCCCATGTACGTTTCAAATACTATGGAGTTGGTTTGAAGTACACTGGGACGATATTTACAGAATTAAAAAATAAAACAATAAAAAATAATTCACCATTCTATGAGAATATGACGATTGATGAGACCGTAGATCACTTAGAATCCGATTTTGCGTTATGGTTATTCTGGATTTTCTGGATAATTTTAATCGGAGCATGTGTCTACGGTTTTTATTATCTCGACAATGAATGGCTTGAATAAAAAGAAAGGAGATTACGAAAATGAGCAAAATTAAGAGAGAAAAATCAAAAATGGAGTTATGGGCTGAAAATGAGGTAAAGATTGCTTGCCATCGTAAAGGGGACGAATTCGATTATGGTTGTGCCAGCTATGAAAGCGCACTGAAAGCATTTAAAACCCTTTGCAAAGATGGACATTCTGGAGCGAGTATTATGTTTACTAAAGCTATTCTCAATCGAATGATTACTGGTAAGCCTCTTACACCAATCGAAGATACTGAAGATGTGTGGAATGAAGTACACGGCAGAAAGGATGCTTCTAAACATTACCAGTGCAAGAGAATGAGCTCTCTGTTCAAGGATGTTAAACCCGACGGAACTGTTAAGTATACAGACGTGGATCGTTTTCATGGAGTCAATATTGCCAATCCGCATTATAGCTATCACAGCGGCTTAATTGATACTGTGATGAGCGAACTCTTCCCTATTAAGATGCCTTATATGCCTTTGATCGACGCATATCGTGTGTATACAGAAGATTTCCTGGTAGATCCGAAGAATGGCGACTTCGATACGGTTGGTATTTTATATGTAGTAACCCCTAAGGGTGAAAAAGTTGAAACCAACCGATATTTCAAAGATGCACCGGTAGGATTTGCTGAGATTGATCGAGACGAGTACCTGAAAAGAAAAGAGGCAGCTAAAGCCCGACTTGAGAAAGCAGGTGAGAACAATGCTTAATTTTGTTATCGGGTTTATCATTGGCGTTCTTCTTGGAATCTTTACGCTTCTCTTTGTGCAGGGAGGGACAAGATGAAACGATACAACTTTATTAAAGGAATGAATAGTAACTTGGAACTTTCTGATAAAGAACGTCGGCGCATATTGAGACGGAGTGTTGAGAAAGATCCATGGAAACTGAAGTGTACCATTGCTATGGAAGAATTTGCGGAATTGCAACAGCAGGTAAGCAAAGAAATTCGTGGTTATCATGATCAATATGGACTCTTGGAAGAGATGGCAGATGCTTATATTTGTCTGAATTTCCTTGAGTCCATTTTTAATATCAGCCCGGAAGAAATTCAGAAGGCTATTGATGTGAAATTATATAGAGAAAAGGGGAATCTCAAATGAGTAAAAATATTGAAATTGCAGGAACAATATCTTTCGGTGGAAAGCTTCTTAACGTGTATGGAGATCTTGATGCTCCGTTATTTAAGGCTAAGGACATCAGTCATGTTATCGAATACAGTTCTGGTAACGAATGGAAAATGCTTGAGATGTGCGAAGACGACGAAAAGCTGAAACTACCAATGGTAGTAGCAGGTCAGCGGCGATCCGTCAACTTTGTAACTGAGAATGGGTTGTACAATATTCTTTCCCAGAGTCGTATGGAAATCGCGAGAGCTTGGAGACGAATTGTGCATGACGAACTCATTAACATGAGAAGAACCAAAGGACGAAATATCGCAGAGCAATTTGAAGAATGGGATCATGCTCTGGATAATATCTACTTTGATGAAGAAACTGGAAAACTCATGCAGTCAGTAACTGTGCAGGGCGGAGACGTTGAGCAGATTCCTTATGAGGAGGATTCAGATGGAGATTGATAACGTTAAGGATTGCATAGAGGTCAAAATTCATGCTGGATTAGTTATTGAAAATAAGACTTTTGAATTGTGCATGGGCTTAATTGCTGCATATGCCAGAAACGAAGGTCTGAAGGGATTGGATATTCGTTTTAGCGATTTTGGTGGAGGATATTTTGTGAAGCCAATATTTAAAGAAGAAACAAAAGAATGATATTTAATAATGCGGTTTAGGTCACAGTGACGACTTCCAGGTACGAAAAACTACCTAAGCGGAATGAATGTAACACGAGAGTTAGCACCCCGGACGACGCGGCATAGTCCACCGCCCGCATTATTTGAAAGGAGAAAAATGGTATGAATCTTAGACAGAAATGTAAAAAGCTGAAGCAAGAAAACGAACGATTAAAAACGAGAACCGTTCATGTTGTATATAAAGAAGTGGGGTGTAAATTGACAACTATAGTGGTTCGAAGGGAAATTCCTATTTTTATGAGACATGAGATTCCGGAGAAAGACCTAATGGAATATATTGCCCGGGAATTTGCAGGTAATTTATTGCCGTATATCAAATTCGAACATATTGATAATCCTAATTGTGGTACCACCATAATTGAAGGTCGTATGAAAGTGGCGGAAATGGGTCAAATATTATGAGAAAAACAAAACATAATGCGTTAGATGAAAATGCGGTTTATGGTGCACCTATTTGGAAATCTGAGGGAGTAAATAGATCCAGGTTAATAGACGGTTGTAATGAAAAAATGGCGGTGCAGCCTTCTTTTAATTGTGGACTTACTCCTGTATCTAAAAATGTTTTTATGAGTCTGACTATTCATAGAGGAAGGAGAAGCCTATGGTCGAGTTTGTAGGAAACTGGGGAGAAAGACCAGAGAGTGCAGTAGCGAGATGGAGAAATGATGTAACGGCTGCTAAAGAGCTTTGTTATCCCAAAGAAGTTGTTCGGAATATTGAGGACGAATCTGATCCGTACAAACGGCAGCGGATGCTTTGTGATGCAAGACACAAATATTTATAATGTATGTTCTTTTGAAAGGAGATTATGATGTACGGCTTTAAGATTTTTATATTTTTATGGGTTCTTGTTGGCGCGATATTTTGCTTGTATGCTCTTTCTACTGACAAAATAAAAGTGCTTGTAAATGACAGACCTCTTTTGGAAACAGCCATAGCTATGATGTGTGCCATGATAGCTAGTCCATACTGGCTGATCGTAGGAATTATTAAAGTACTATTTGGGAAGAGGTAAGGTTGCAAAAAATGATTGGTGAAACTACTTACAAAATCACGGTATCTCGTGCTGATTCAGATGTTATTAAGAATCTGGTCGATATTTTGGAGAATTGTCCGATGGGATTGAATAACGACGATTACGTGGAAATAATGAAAACCATAGCTTATCACAACTATGAAACCGATATAGAAGGCGTAGAAATCGAGTATGAGGAGGATTCAATCATATGATATTTGTAATAAACAACTTAAAGTATGATACGGATAAGATGGAGCTTATCTCTGATGAATGTGAATATTGGTATAAAGGAGAACTATTAGGTACACCAATGCGCTATCGTGGAAGAGATGTGCGACTGTGGAGAAGCAGCAAAGGTAATTGGCTCTTAACGTATAAATCTGATTATACTACCTATGGAAAAGCATTATGCGAAAAAGAGGTTGAGAACATTCTGATTCAATACGATTTAGAAATGTATGAACAAATATTTGGAGAGGTGGAAGAAGCATGAGTAATATTGGAATCGCGGGATATGGTGGTGAGACCTGGCAGTATTGGGTAATTTTAGTACTAATGACTGTGTATGGTGGTGCGTTCGCATGCGAGAAAGACAAAGAGGAATTGGAATGACGGTAACGGTGTTTATAGTATTAATTATGACAATCTTCTGGATGCTGCTGCAATTTATTTTACCAGGTTTGAACGATACATTGTGCATCATATTCTATTATCTAACCATGTGCTTACTCGGCATGTGGTGTTTTTATTATATTGGAGTCGTTATGGCGGAAATGAGGTAGAAAATGGATGAGATTTTATGTATTTTAATAATCTTCGTTATTTACATATTGGCGAAGATATTTTAATAGAAAGGAACTATTATGAACGATTTAAAGTGGTGTTTAAAAATTATCTCGATCATGATTGGAGTCGTCTTATATGTTTCTATATGGTGGGCAATGCCATCGGGAGTCAATTATTATAAAAAACATCCAGATAATAACGGATGGAATTTCGTATATCTTATGTACAAGTTTTGGATTATTGGGCATATTATTGCCACATTGCTGGCATTCATATGGGCGTGGAATTAAGTGAATTTGGTTCGTCAGAAAAGGAGAAAAATAATATATGGAAATGAAAAGGGTAAAAGTCGCAACACACGAAGAGTTGGAGATATTGCAGAAAAGTGTTGACGGAATATTAAGTTTTGTATTGGACGTTCGAAATATTTTCGGCTATGACTGCTTTGTTGAAGAAACGGAGGAGGAAATCAAAATCGTTCGTAAATTATATGATTTACTTGTCTTCAGCATAGAACCCGACGATCTGAATGAACAATTAAAAGAGTTAGAATCAGAAGATCCGAAAACATGCACATTTATTTACCGATTCATCAAAACAAAATTGAATAAATAATTTAGCTGTGAGAGGAGAAAAATAACATGTGGAGAGAAGAGTTAATTTTGAATAAGATATTTGCAATCATTATGATTCTTATTGGAGCGTTGTTAGTCCCGGTCGAGTGGGATGCAACGTTCTTTTTATTTACTTTAATTGTCGGCGGATATCTGTTCTTTGCTAAACGAAACTGGATCGTTTTGTGAGGTAACGGTTATGGGAAGAGCCGAACGAAGAAGAGAACAGAAGTCAGAACAAAAATCCAAAACAGTTACATACAATCTCACAAAAGAGCAATTAGATGCAATGGTTCGTGAGAAAATCGGGAATGAACTTGTACGTGTCAAGAAAGAAGCTACCGATGAAGCTGTAAATACAGCGCTTACTCTGTTGCTGACCTTACCCTTAGAGGTTCTCATGGACCATTTTTGGAAAAAATCATACCCGCAAAAGATTCCTAAGTTTGCCGATCTTTTGATTGAGTATTATGAGAAATGGCAGGACGGCGAACTGGATTTGGATGAGTTAAAAGAAGACCTCTGGAAATATGGGGGAGTAAAATTCAGGGAGGGACAGATCAATGGTAAATGACGATATGAGAAAGAACAGTGAAGGGTATTCTGATCCAACTGTTTACAATGCTTTGAAGAATATTGAGAAGGATGGGGATGAAAGATTTCATAAACTTCTCGATGCGATCTTCACTATTTGTGAGCTTTCCGGGTTCCATATCGAAGAAAGAATCATTGTGAAAGACAAGAAAACTGGTAGAATTTGGAGGTAAAAAGTGACGAATATTTCTAATCTAGGATAGAATTTCGTCTAATCTAGGTTAAAAATCCTGGTAGTAACAGGTCATTTTTCTGCCCACTTTTGGGTTTTAGGATTTGACCAAAGCCCACTTATTTTTGACCAGAGCGAAAAATTTGAAGAAAAATGGAGCAGAAAATCGGAATTTTGGTCAAATTTCTGGCCATTTGCCCGGTTTCTGCCCACTTTTAAACCCCCACTTTGACCACGAAAAACCCAGTATTTATGCGGGTTTGCGGGCTTTTTGCCCACTTTCCCACTTTTTTCTTTAAACTATTATGATAAAAAAATTAATATAATATATAAATATGACCAATAAAAGTGGGTATTTGACCAAAACCGAAAAAGGAGTGATTTTTATGAGTGCAAAAAGAAAAGTGAGCTGGCGAGATATATTTGACAATTTCAAAGTTATATATCCAACCTTGTCGAAAAATGCAAGAGATTTTAGACCACATGATTATATGAGCATTATCGTTTATTTCAGAGATGGAAGCCAGATGATCTATGATGATGTTAGAAAACGAGGAAAACTTATTGTTGCCTAAATTACTCTTTCTTTTCTTTTTGATTCGTGATATACTAAATAAGCCACACAATCGTATATCGCATAAAACGTTCAAGGGAATAGCTTCGGTAAAAAGTGTATTCTCTCTTTTACTTATACCCTTGAACGGTACGAGATTGTGTGGCAACAATGGGAGAAGCATTTTTTCGGTGCGTCTCTCTATGGGGCGCACTTTTTTAATGCTCTTAATTTACCATTGGATGGAGGAAGAGTATGAGCGAATCGGAGAATAATTCAATAATGCAACTGATGGAATTGGAGAATGATTTTAAGTTGGAGGCAGTCAACACGTCATATGATCTCGCCAATGGATACATTAAGATTGGTTTGACTAATGATCAAAAGTGCCAAATGAGCAATGTCATTCAGCATTTACCAGAAATGTTTGCTACTAGTTCAATGGCTAATGCGTATATTGCAAAATTTCCAGATGGTATTAATCATACACTTGCGTCATTAAAGCAAGGCGGATTCATGAGTTTCTGGAAAAAAGAAAATGGTCAATTTGGTGGAACTGCATCTTTGTATTCTTTAAAAAGTGAAGCGTTGCTTCTTAGTGCATTTTCAGCAATGGCATTTGCATCTGGACAGTACTTTATCACACAGGTTAATTCTGAACTACAGAAGATAAATCAGAACATTGATAAAATTCTGGAATTCTTATATGGGGATAAGAAGGCTGAGCTGCTGTCGGAAGTGAGTTTTGTTAAGTATGCTTATGAAAACTTTTCATCCATTATGGCACATGACGAACAACGAGTAGCTACAATAGCAAGTCTTCAAGAGGCAAAAAAAGTTGCCATTAAAGATGCTGAATTTTACATGAACGATTTGGATTTAACCGTGAATGGAAAAGATGGTATAGAGAAGTTAGTTGGCAATGCATTCCAGATAAAAGAGAGCTTAGAATTATCAATTCAGTTATATGGAATGAGCACTATTTTGGAAACATATTTTTCTCAAAATTATGATACTGAATTTATCAAGTATATTGATCGGGAAATGACAGCGTATATCGATAAGTGTGAAAAAAGAATGCTTAGCGGTTTTAGCATTTTGAAAAAACATATAGCTGATTATAAAGGTCGATGGCTTGAAAAGATTGATAAATCGCAATACGAAAAAGATGTTTGTGAATTGATCGATTCGTTGAATAACGGTGAGGAATCTGCAATGAGAAAAACGCTTCGTAAAACATTGCGTGCCGTTTCCGAGGTAAAAGAATTCTATATTTCCCAAAGTGGAGATGTGTATTTGAAAAAAAATTAAATTATATTTGTAGACAGAGATGCTTAATGTGTCACTGTCTATTTTTTTTTGTCTTCTTTTGGTACGCGAAAAAAACATTCCCTTTTATGAAGAGAAGAGGTAAAATAAGTATTTTTATAAAACTTCTTCTCTTTTTATGTTGTAAAAATTAGAAAGGAGTTAGCTCATGCTAGAGAATAAGTTCCAGGCGAATCTGATAAAGGAACTGAAAAAAAGATTTCCTAGTTGCATTGTTATGAAAAACGATCCCACATATATTCAAGGGATTCCAGATTTACTTGTTCTTCACAAAGACAAATGGGCGGCTCTGGAATGCAAGAAATCAGCGGGCGCAAAGAGACAACCAAATCAAGAATACTATGTGGATTGCATGAATCAAATGTCATTTTCAAGATTTGTGTATCCCGAGAATAAAGAGGAGGTACTTGATGAACTTCAACAAACATTCCAATCTTGAAGGACAGCACGCCTTTCTTGGTGCCAGTAAATATCATTGGATAAATTATAGTGAGGATAAAGTTGCTGAGGCTTATTCAAAGTTTCTTGCAACACAGAAAGGAACCGTGTTACATGCTTTTGCAGCCCAGTGTATATCATTGGGACAGAAGCTACCGAAGTCTCAAAAAACATTAAACATGTATGTGAATGACGCTATCGGTTTCAAAATGACACCAGAGCAGGTGTTATATTATTCTGATAATTGCTTTGGAACAGCTGATGCAATCTTATTTAGAAATGGATTACTAAGAATTCATGATCTGAAAACCGGACAAATTCCAGCGCACATGGAGCAGCTTGAAATATATGCTGCTCTTTTTTGTTTGGAATATAAAGTAAAACCAGGCGACATTGAGATGGAGTTAAGACTATATCAGAATAATGAGATTCTATATCATAATCCAACAGCTGAAGACATCGTTCCAATTATGGATAAGATTATTACTTTTGATAAGGTAATTAAGAGATTGAAAGATCAGGAGGGATAAACCGTGAACTCGATTCTGGAAGATATTTTAATGCATTACGGAATGCCAAGACGTTCCGGACGTTATCCTTGGGGATCTGGTGATGACCCATATCAGCACAGTGGTGATTTTCTTAGCAGAGTGCAGGAACTGAAGAAGACTGGAACGAGTGAGACTGATATTGCTAAAAATATGGGTTTGACAACTACCCAGCTTCGTACTCAGATAAGCCTCGCAAAAGATGAACGTCGTTCTCTTCAGGTTGCAACGGCGAAAGGACTTCGTGAAAAAGGCTATAGTCTTAACGAAATTGCGGATAAGATGGGTTTTTCCAATGACTCATCTGTTCGATCACTTTTAAATGAGAATTCTGAAAGGAGAATGAACCAGGCTAAAGCGACAGCTGATATTATCCGAAAAGAAATTAAAGAAAAAGGAATGATAGACGTCGGCACTGGTGTAGAAAGAGAATTGGGGGTTTCCAAAGAGAAACTTAACCAGGCTCTTTATATTCTGGAATTAGAGGGTTATCCGGTTTATGGCGGAGGCGTCCCGCAAGCTACTAATCCCGGAAAACAGACAAATATCAAAGTCATTTGTCCACCAGGAACAGAGCATAAGGATATTTATAATTTCGAGAATGTCCATTCCTTGCGAAATTATATTTCTTACGACAATGGTGATTCTTTTAGAAAAGCGTTTGAATATCCGGAAAGCTTGAGTTCCAAGAGATTAAAGATTCGATATGCTGAAGATGGCGGTGTCGATAAGGATGGGGTCATTGAGCTTCGAAGAGGAGTAAAAGATATTTCTCTTGGCGATTCTCATTATGCCCAGGTTCGAATCATGGTTGACGGAACCCATTATCTTAAAGGCATGGCAGTATATTCTGATAATATGCCAGATGGTGTTGATGTTATATTCAATACCAATAAGCACTCTGGGACACCGACAAAAGATGTATTGAAAAAAATCAAAGATGATCCGAATAATCCATTTGGTTCGCTTATCAAAGAACATGGCGGTCAGAGCTACTACGACGATCCAAATGGAAAATATACAGATCCTCTTACTGGAAAGAAACAATCATTGTCTGTAATTAATAAGCGAGCCGAAGAAGGTGATTGGGGTGAATGGAGTAAATCACTTTCATCACAGTTCTTGTCTAAACAGAGTCTTAGTTTAATTACAAAACAGCTTGGGTTAGCAAAAGCGGATAAGCAATCGGAGTTCGATGAGATTTGTTCTCTTACCAATCCGACAGTAAAGAAAACATTGCTTAAATCCTTTGCCGATGATTGTGATGCAGCAGCCGTTCATTTAAAGGCAGCATCGCTTCCGAGACAGAGTTACCAGGTAATATTGCCACTACCATCATTAAAAGATAATGAGGTTTATGCTCCAAACTATAAGGATGGCGAAACAGTGGCATTAATTCGCTATCCTCATGGCGGAACTTCAGAAATTCCGATTCTGAAAGTAAACAACAAATCACTAGAAGGAAAGAGTGTTCTTGGTAATACTCCAATGGATGCGATTGGTATTAATAAAACAAATGCTGATCGATTATCTGGAGCTGACTTTGATGGTGATACGGTTATGGTAATTCCATGTAATTCAACTTCCAGCAAAGTTAGAATTACTTCAACACCACAGTTAAAAGGACTGATCGGATTTGATACTAAAGAAGCGTATGGTCCAGATTCAAGCTCTCCTGTAAAAGTTGAAACCGTTGGTTCAAGAGAGATAGAGTACTATTCAAGAAATGGAAAGACCTATAAGAAAATGGGCAATAAACAAATCGAAATGGGGAAAGTCTCTAACTTGATTACGGATATGACTTTAAAAGGAGCTACCGAAGAAGAACTTACCAGAGCAATCCGTCACAGCATGGTCGTTATTGATGCAGAGAAACATGCTTTGGATTACAAGCAGAGCGAGATCGATAATGGTATTGCCTCGTTAAAGAAAAAGTATCAAGGTAGCATTGATAAAGATGGCAATTATCATGAGGGTGCTTCAACGTTGATTTCCAGAGCTAAATCTGAAACTCAGGTTTACAAGAGAAAAGGTTCTCCAATAATCAATGAAGATGGTTCCTTATCATACAAAACCGTAAAAGAAGAGTATGTCGATAAAAATGGTAAACTCAAATTCAGAATGCAAAACAGTACCAAGATGGCAGAAGCTAAAGATGCTCGTGAGTTATCTTCCGGTACTCCGCAAGAGGAAGCCTATGCTGATTATGCTAATACCATGAAATCATTGGCGAACCAGGCTCGAAGAGAGATGATTAATACTGGTAAGATTGCCTATTCCGCCGCTGCTAAGAATACCTACCATGGGGAAGTTAAATCATTGTCTGCAAAACTTAACATTGCATTATCGAATGCACCAAGGGAGAGACAGGCACAGGTGATGGCGAATGCGACTGTGGCAGCAAAGAAGAAAGAAAATCCAGACATGACAAAGGCCGAGATAAAAAAAGCAAACCAGCAGGCATTATCTTCAGCAAGAACCTCTGTGGGGGCGCATCGCACTCCTGTCGAGATTACAGATCGAGAATGGGAGGCTATCCAGGCGGGAGCTATTAGTGAGAATAAACTTATTCAAATTCTGAATAATACAAATATTGATACTATTCGTCAGAGAGCAACTCCACGAGCTACAAATTCTTTGAGCACAGCAAAACAGCATAGAATTTCAGCAATGTGTGCTTCTGGCTATACAACTTCAGAGATTGCAGATGCTCTTGGCGTATCAACTTCTACAGTTTCAAAGTATTTAAATGGAAAGGGATGAGAGCGTTAAATGACAGCAGATTGTGCATTAACCACGATTGATAATCCTTTTGATCCTTTTAAACAATTTGATGAATGGTTCATGTTTGACGAGGAAAAAGGATATCATTCAACTTCTTATTTAGGACGAATTGCTCGAACATCTGATCAGCTTTCTGATGAAGAAAATAGAATTGAAGTTGAGAGAGCAATTGATGAAATCATCAAGTATGATTTTAGAGGAATCTATAAGAAGGTAAAGAACTTAAATTAAAAAGAGAAAACTATCCGTGCTTATAGGCAGAACAGAAAAAAATAAATATTCAGTTACAACATAACACAAATCAACAATGATTATCGTTTTGTAGTAATTGAAGTGCAACAAATTCACATAATCATCCACGTGAAAGTAATCAAATCTATAAAAGACAAGTCATTAGGACTGGACCGATGATAATTAGGGATAGAGGGGGCTTGCTAAAAATGCACCCCCTCCCCGCATCGCCCCGGTCTTTATTTTTTCCCCGGGGGATATTTTTTGAAAAACAAATCGGACTGGTGCTTAAACAGGCTTATGAGTTTATTGATATTGGCTGCCTTTTTATCTCCTTTCGGCAGATGGAATGCTTATCAGAATTCTCATAAGTCTGTTTAAACACCAGGAAAAGTGTGTGTAAACTACTAATCAATTTACAGAAAGGAGGCATCAAGTATGGGAAAAGTAAAGCAAAAAGCATCAAAAGACGGTTCTTCCATGATGCGTCCAGCTCTGACACCTGAGGCAAGGGAGAACCAACTTATTTCCTTAGCCGTGGATCTTGCTGAGAAACAGTTGAGAGAAGGAACAGCCTCATCCCAGGTTATAACGCATTATTTGAAATTGGGTTCAACAAAGGAACGAATCGAAAAAGAAATTCTTGAAAAGCAAAAAGATTTAATCGATGCGAAAACCCAGAATCTCAAATCCATTGAAAGACAGGAGCAGATGTATGCAGAAGCGTTAAAAGTATTTAGAGGATATAGCGGTCATGGAGATGAAGAAGATGATTAGGAATTATTCCGAATTGATTACATTAAGGACTTTTAAAGAACGCTTCGAATATCTGAAGTTAGATGGCATTGTTGGAGAAGAAACATTTGGATTTGATCGATACATGAATCAGATATTTTACAAGTCCAAGGAATGGGCTTCTGTCAGACGAGAGGTCATTATTCGGGATAACGGATGCGACCTCGGAGTGGATGGGTATGAGATACATGGGAAGATACTCATTCATCATATGAATCCAATTAACTTGAGTGACATAGTACATAAAACTGATGAGCTTTTGAATCCAGATTATCTTATTACAACAGTGTTATCTACACATAATGCTATTCATTACGGAGATGCGAGTTTATTACCTGCCTTGCCAGTAGAACGGAGAGCAAACGATACATGTCCATGGAGAAGAAATTAAGGGGGTGATATCTATATGGACAGCATACTTACTTCTGTTAAGAAGATGCTAGGAATTGAAACAGAATACGAGCATTTCGATGCTGACATCCTTATGCACATTAATTCTGTGTTTTCAGTTTTAACGCAGTTAGGCGTTGGTCCAGTGTCTGGCTTCATGGTCACAGATGACAAAACTAATTGGACGGAGTTTATGCAAGACGAACCAAAATTGAATTTGGTTAAATCGTATATGTTTCTAAAAGTAAAGCTACTTTTCGATCCACCAATGAGCAGCGCTGTATTAGAGTGCTATAAAACTCAAATCAGCGAGTACGAATCAAGATTGAATTGGGCAGCAGAGAATGACGACATGGAGGAGAGTCAAAATGGATAACACATTCTTAGAGCATCATGGCGTTAAGGGTATGAAATGGGGGGTTCGTCGTTACCAGAATAAGGATGGAACATTGACATCTGCTGGACGCCGGAAGTCTGCTGAGTCCTTAACACCTCAGCAGAAAACCGAACGAAATAAGAAGATTGCCAGAGTTGGAGTGGGTGCAGCTACGGTTGCGGCAGCAGCTTATTATGTCCATAAGAATCCAGAAAAAATCGGGAAAGTGATTTCTAAATTTCGCGGTGTAAAGATGAAAGATCTTAGTGAGAAAACAATTAATCGTGGAAAAACATATGTAAAAAGCTGTCTGAAAAATTCTGTAACTGGCGTTAAAGAGGGAATCCGTGAAGGGGCAAAAGAAGCACCAAAAAAAGCCGCTAAGACCGTAGTCACCGGTTTGGTTCTTAATCAGACTAAGAAGTATCTCGATTCGGTTGTAGGTAAAGAGGAGAGTGCCAGAATCTTTCAGGCTAACGATAATAAGAAGATCGGAAAATTCTGGAAAGTGGGACCAGATGATAAGGACGATGACGATTAAACAGTAGGAGAACAATATGGCATTATCAAACACTGCCGTCCCGAAATATTACGGCGAGTTTCGAGATGCCGTAATTCGAGGCGAGATTCCGGTATGTAAAGAAATCGAGATGGAAATGAACCGAATCGACGATCTTATTGCAGATCCGGATGTGTATTATGACGATCAAGCAGTAGAAGGCTTTATCAAGTATTGCGAAAACGAGCTCACATTAACTGACGGTTCCGATTTAAAATTGCTAGATTCATTTAAGATCTGGGCTGAGCAGATATTCGGATGGTATGAATTCGAAGAGAATCGTGTGTATGTACCTTATGAGGATGGATATGGTGGAAGGTACGTAACAAAAATTAAGAAGAAACGTTTGGTAAATAAGCAGTATCTGATAGTTGCACGAGGCGCTGCAAAATCTATGTATGGTTCCTGCTTGCAAAATTTCTTTCTCAATGTGGATGTTACAACGACTCATCAGATAACAACTGCACCAACAATGAAACAGGCAGAAGAGGTCTTATCTCCGATTCGAACAGCTATCACCAGATCCAGAGGTCCATTCTACAAATTCTTGACTGAAGGTTCTTTGCAAAATACAACCGGTTCCAAAGCAAATCGCATGAAGTTGTCTTCTACCAAAAAGGGAATCGAGAACTTTCTTACTGGATCGCTACTGGAAGTACGACCAATGAGAATAGACAAGCTCCAGGGACTACAGCTGAAAATGGCAACGGTCGACGAATGGCTTTCTGGCGATATCAGAGAGGATGTTATCGGAGCAATTGAACAGGGAGCATCTAAAGTAGAAGATTATCTGATTGTCGCAATCAGTTCTGAAGGTACTGTCCGTAATGGAGCTGGGGATACAATCAAAATGGAATTGATGGACATTCTCAAAGGTGATTATGTCAATCCTCATGTATCAATCTGGTGGTATAAACTCGATTCCGTGGATGAAGTCCCCAATCCAAGAAAATGGCTAAAAGCTAACCCAAATATAGGAAAAACAGTAAGTTACGAGACATATCAAAGAGATGTCGACAGAGCTGAGAAAGCGCCAGCCGCTCGAAATGATATTCTTGCAAAACGTTTTGGTCTTCCGATGGAAGGCTATACATATTACTTTACTTATGAAGAAACTCTTCCTCATAGGAAAAGAGATTATTGGCAAATGCCATGTTCAATGGGCGCAGATTTATCGCGAGGCGATGATTTCTGTGCTTTTACTTTTCTATTTCCATTATCAAATGGTTGTTTTGGTGTTAAAACTCGAAATTACATTTCTTCATTAACTCTAATGAAACTCCCAGCGGCTATGAGAGTTAAATATGATCAGTTTCGTGATGAGGGCAGCCTTATTGTACTTGAAGGCACTGTCCTTGATATGATGGAGGTTTATGAAGATCTGGACAATCACATTGTTGAATGTGGGTATGATGTTCGGAGTTTCGGTTATGATCCATATTACGCAAAAGAGTTTGTAGAAAGATGGGCGAGCGAAAACGGTCCATTTGGTATTGAAAAAGTTCCCCAGGGAGCCAGAACAGAGTCAGTTCCATTAGGCGAACTAAAAAAGTTATCGGAAGAGAGGATGTTGCTGTTTGATGAAGAACTTATGACATTCACGATGGGTAACTGCATCACACTGGAAGATACAAATGGAAATAAGAAATTATTGAAGAAGCGTCTGGATCATAAGATTGATGCCGTTGCTGCAATGCTAGATGCTTATGTGGCTTATAAAGCTAATAAAGAGGCATTTGAATAGATTACACTTTTGAGGTATCCAACGTAAAGCAAATCTAAATGGGTTGGGAGTGATTTAAGAGAGCCACTATTCGTGACTCTCGTGCTTTGCTCTGTTAGCATCAAAGTATTTCGAATAGCTTACATACTGTCTGCGTTCAGAGCGTTCCATATAAGCCAGGTACTTAGGAAATTTCGGTTCCTTGTTGCTTGATGGCTTATAAAACTTGCTGTAGTTAATCATAACATACCCCCAATCCTTTTAGATTTGCTTTACGCATACCACATATTGTAATTGGTGACAGATGAAATGTCAACATGTAGTAAATGGAGGTGAAAATTCAAAATGGAATTATCAGTGGGTTCCAGGTTCAAAAATGCCTGGAATGCTTTTCGAAATCGAGAGCCGACAAAGGTGTTTCAAGACATTGGATATGGGTATTCATATCGACCGGATAGATTTCGTTTGACTCGTGGAAACGAGAGATCAATTGTAACATCAGTTTATAACCGAATAGCTTTAGATGTAGCCGCCATAGATATTCAGCACGTTCAGCTGGATGCCGAAGGGCAGTTTTGTGATGTTGTGCAAAGTGGACTGAATAATTGTTTATCAACAGAAGCCAATCTGGATCAGACAGGACGGGCATTTATACAAGATGCAGTTATGTCCATGATGGATGAAGGTTGTATAGCAATCGTTCCAGTTGATACTGATGACGATCCAGACGATACGACAGGGTATCAAATCCTGTCTATGCGAGTGGGCAGAATCCGAGATTGGTATCCGAAGCACGTTCGCGTTGAATTATACAACGAAGAGAAAGGACGAAAACAGGACATTGTTGTTCCTAAAAGTACAGTGGCAATCGTTGAAAATCCGTTATACGCAGTAATAAACGAACCGAATTCAACAATGCAGCGATTGATTCGAAAGTTGAATTTACTGGATGCTGTAGACGAACAAAGTAGTTCTGGAAAGTTGGATTTAATCATTCAGTTACCTTACGTGATTAAAACCGAAGCAAGACGTAAGCAGGCTGAAAAGAGACGAAAAGACATTGAGCAGCAATTAGCAGGTTCCAAGTATGGCATTGCTTACACTGATGGTACTGAGAGAATAACTCAGCTAAATCGTTCGCTGGAGAACAACTTGATGAAACAGATTGAATACCTTACGAGTATGCTTTATAGCCAGTTAGGTATCACTCAGAGTATTCTTGATGGAACAGCAGACGATAAAACCATGCTGAATTATTACAATCGTACTATCGAGCCAATCATTGCAGCTATTGTTGATGAAATGAAACGGAAGTTTCTCAGTAAAACAGCCCGTTCCCAGAACAAATCTATTAAATTCTTCAGAGATCCATTCAAACTGGTTCCAGTTGCAGATCTTGCAGAAATCTCAGACAAATTCACAAGAAATGAAATAGCAACTTCAAACGAAATAAGACAGGTTATCGGATGGAAACCGTCTAACGATCCAAAGGCAGACGAGCTTAGAAATAGTAATCTCAGTCAGCCTAATGAAAGCCCGGTTCGGGAAGAAAGAGACACAGGAGGTATAAATCAAAATGAAGTATGACTTTGGTGGCTGGGCCACGCGAAACGATTTGACCTGCGCAGATGGTCGAGTCATTAAAAAAGACGCATTCAAAGGGCAGAATGGAATGACGGTTCCATTAGTCTGGATGCACAACCATAATGCGCCAGATAATGTTCTTGGATTTGCACACCTGGAAAATAGAGATGATGGAGTTTACGCACATTGCGAGTTTAACAACACTGAAGCGGGTCAGACCGCTAAAGAACTTGTTAGACACGGTGATGTGCGTTCTTTGTCTATTTTCGCAAATCAGCTTAAACAGGCTGGAAGTGATGTTATTCACGGTGTGATTCGAGAAGTAAGTCTGGTCCTTGCCGGTGCAAATCCAGGAGCATTCATTGATGATGTGCTTGCTCATGGTGATGGCGAAAGTGCAGGTATCATTGTTGGTTATGACGAGATGATTATGGGCTATCTCGAACATTCTGATGATGAAAAAGATCCGGAAAAACAGGATGAGGGTAAAGAAAATGGAGACGACAGCGAAGAAACTGTCGAAGAAGTTTTCAACACTCTTACTGAAAAACAGAAAACCGCAGCATATGCGCTTATCGGACATGCTGTAGAAAATGGTGAGTCCGAAAACAATGATGATTCCGAAGGAGGAGATGAAACAATGAAACATAATGTGTTTGAAAACGATCAGCGCGACAACAAGACTTATCTGTCTCACGCGGACCAGGAGAGCATTCTTAAAAAGGCAAAGACAAGCCAGGTGGGAAGCTTCCAGACAGCTCTTGCGATGTATGCAGAAGATAATGCTCTTCAGCATGACGCTCTTGCAAGTGGATTTGTTCAGACTGGAGATGGTAATGTGTCCCTGCTGTTCCCAGAACACAAAGAAGTAAGACCTGGGGCACCGGAACTGATCACAAATGACCAGGGATGGATCACCGCAGTAATTAACAAAGTACATAAGAGTCCAATTGCAAGAATCAGAACAAGCCAGGTTGATATCCGTAATATCGACAAGCTCAGACCAAGAGGATATAAGAAAGGAAAACAGAAAATCCAGGCTGGGAACTTTAAGCTGGTTAGAAGAACTACAGATCCTCAGACTGTATATGTTAAAAATGCTCTGCATAGAGATGACATCATTGACATCACAGATTTTGACTATGTTTCCTATCTGTACAACATCGATCGCATGATGTTGAATGAAGAACTGGCTACAGCTATTATGCTTGGCGATGGTCGCGACGATGGCGATGAGGGCAAAATCGATCCAGAGCATATCAGACCAATCTGGACAGATGATGATCTTTATACAATCCACGTTGATCTGGATGTAGCAGCTGCTAAGAAAGAACTTCAGGGAACCAACACTGGAGCTAATTTCGGAGAGAACTTTATCGTAGCCGAGGGAATGATCAATACTGTTCTGTATGCAAAAGAAAATTACAAAGGAACTGGTACTCCAGACGCCTTTATGACACCGCATATGCTGAATCAGATGCTTCTTGCAAGAGATCTGAATGGTAGACGCATTTACGCGTCCAGACAGGAACTGGCTACCGCTCTTAATGTCGGCACTATCCATACTGTTGAGCAGTTCGAGGGTAAAACCAGAACTACATCCGACAATAAAAAGAAGAAGCTTGTTGCCATTATCGCCAATCTTGCAGACTATTCCCTGGGTGCAACTAAGGGCGGTGAGATTACTCACTTTACACAGTTCGATATTGATTTCAACCAGGAGAAATCTCTTCTTGAAACCAGATGCTCTGGCGCACTTACAAGAGTGTACGCAGCAATTGCAGTTGAGGAGGATGTAACAACAGCTTCTTCCGATACATCTAGTCGTGACACAGTAGATTCTCAGGGCTGATTTTAAAGGAGAAAATTCAAAATGGCAAAGTTTTATGGAACAATAGGATACGTTCGAAACGTTGAAATAAGACCTGGCGTATATAAAGAAGAAGTTACAGAACGAAACTATTCTGGGGATTTGATTCGTAATATACGCCAGTTAGAAGCTTCTGACAAAGTGAATGATGATATTAATATTTCGAACGAAATCAGTATTATTGCTGATCCATTTGCCTATCAGAATTTTCATGCTATGAGATACGTTGAATTTATGGGTGCTAAATGGAAAATTCATAAGGTTGATGTTCAGTACCCACGATTGACATTAATGGTTGGAGGTGTTTATAACGGAAAAGCGAAGACTACAACTTCATGAAATTCTATGCCAGACGATTGGCAGCAGAAACGTCTATTTTCAACCTCCGGAAAGCATACGGATGAATTACCCCGCTATTGTATACAGTCTTGATGACATCGATCCTGTATATGCAAATGGTGGGGTTTATTTGTCCCCAATAAAGTATTCAGTGATTGTTATTGATGATGATCCTGATACCGAAATAGTAGGCAAAGTGTCTGCATTACCATTATGTCGATTTGTTCGTCCGTACGTGTCAAATAATCTGAATCATTATGTATTTGAACTCTACTATTAAAGGAGGATTTTAAATGAGACTCTCATGGGATAAAGCCGGCGAACGTCTTTACGAGACCGGTGTCGACAGAGGCGTATTTTATCCGTTTACAACGGGCGGAAAATACGGAAGCGGTGTAGCCTGGAACGGTTTGACCGCCGTAAATGAAACTCCATCCGGAGCAGAACCAACAGCATTATGGGCTAATAACAAAAAGTATCTGACTTTAATGTCTGCTGAAGAACTTGGCTTAACCATTGAAGCTTATACATATCCGGATGAATTTGAAGCATGTGACGGCTCTGCTGAACTAGCAGAAGGTGTTACAATTGGTCAGCAGGATCGCGAACACTTTGGATTCTGTTATCGCTCTCTTATCGGAAACGATGACGTTGGCACCAAGCATGGTTATAAAATCCATCTTGTTTACGATTGCCTTGCTTCACCGACCGATAAAGATCGAAGCACAGTAAATGATTCTCCGGATATTTCACCATTTTCCTGGGAAGTGACAACGTCCCCAGTTGATGTTGACGATAGTAAATCAACATCAATGCTTACTATCGATTCCACAAAAATCGATCCTGCTAAGCTCAAGTTAATCGAGGATAAACTGTATGGAACTGCTGATGCAGAACCAGCACTTCTTCTTCCGAGTGAACTTGTTACAATCCTTGAGTCTTAATTAAGGCGGTGGAATATGGGAAAATTGGAATGGGATAAAATTGGTGAGCGGCGTTATGAGACAGGCGTCGATCGTGTTGTGCTGTATAAGAACAACGGAAATAGTGCCTATGCGTGGAACGGAATCACAGGAATTACTGAGAATCCGTCTGGTGCCGAGCCATCAATTTTGTGGGCTAATAACAAAAAGTATATGACTTTGATGTCAATTGAACAGTTAGGTTTGACCATCGAAGCGTACACATATCCCAATGAATTTCTTGGTTGCATTGGAAAAGAAGAACTGTCTCCGGGTGTACTTATCAGTCAGCAGGAGCATGAGCACTTTGGGCTGAGTTATAGAACACTTGTCGGTAACGATGAGCGTGGAAATGACTATGCGTATAAAGTTCATTTGGTTTATAATTGCCTGGCTTCTCCAACAGAAGAGAACCATGCTAGCACTAGCGATAGCCCGGATATTTCACCATTTTCCTGGGATATTGATACAACTCCAGTGGAGGTGGAAAACCGTCAGTCCACGTCGAAACTTACATTTTCTTCATCTGATTTGAAGAAGGCTGGAATGGCAAATGTGTTACGTGGAATCGAGGATGCATTGTACGGAACTTCCAAGACCAGTGCTTATCTCCCAACGGTTTCCCAGGTAATGAATTTGATCGAGTTTCATAGCACGCTTAGAGATTCAAATGGGAACGCAATAACCGATAGCTCTGGAAATAAGATGTTGTCAAAAGTTTATGAATAATTTCAAATGGAGAGCAGTATTCAGGTAAGCTGGCTGCTCTTCAGTTATGTAAAGGAGAGAAAGTATGTTAGTAAAGACTATTACTTATACAGATTATAACCGCGTTAGCAGAACAGAAGACTTCTACTTCAATCTGTCAAGACCAGAAATTATTGAGATGGAGTATTCGCCAGAGGGAAGTCTTACGGAAATGATTGAGAAATTGGTTTCCCCAGCTGATACACCGACAATCATAAGACTTATAAAAGATTTTATCCTCAAATCCTATGGTGAAAAGTCACCAGACGGAAAGAGACTGGTTAAATCACCGGAATTAGCAACAGCATTTTCTCAGACAGAAGCTTACACTCAGCTTTTCATGGAATTAGTTACAGATTCTCAGAAAGCTTCTGATTTTATCAATGGGGTGTTACCGACTCTTACCCCGGAACAGAAGGCTCAAATTAAGAAAACTCTGGATGAAAAGGGCGTATCTGATTCAGTAACAATTTGATAATGAAAATAATTTGGAGGGACTAAAAAATGCTACAACTTGTCTTGCCCCGGATAGAAGGATGGGACGAAGAGAACGAAGAATTTGTCACCATTGCGAAGGAGCAGAAACTTACATTAGAGCATTCTCTGGTCTCTCTTTCAAAATGGGAGTCGAAATGGCATAAACCGTTTCTAACCAAAGATACAAAAAGCGTTGAAGAAACATTGGATTATATTCGTTGTATGACTTTGACGCAAAACGTCGATCCGAATACATACAAGCGGATCACGAATGAACACATCAATCGGGTTAACGCTTACATTGCAGATTCTATGACTGCTACATGGTTTCGTAAGGATGCGGTTAAGCAACCAAGTAACGAAACTATAACCAGTGAGCGGATTTACTACTGGATGATTGCTTTAAACATTCCAGTGAAGTTTGAGAAGTGGCATCTCAATAGGCTGTTGACGTTAATCCGAGTTTGCAATGAGGAATCGAAACCAAAGAATAAAGTGGCGAGAAAAGATTTCTTAGATAGAAGACGTGCCATGAACAAAGCGCGTAAAGAAAAATGGAATACGAAAGGGTGATGTTTTATGCGTAAAAGATCAGCAGAAGATCTGTTAAAAGTTTTACGTTCATGGGTTGGTTACGGTCGATCAAATGGAAAACAGAAGATCATTATCGACATTTACAATAAGGATGATCCGACTCATTTACCAAGAGGTTATAAAGTTCAGTATGGAGATTCTTACTGTGATACTACCGTATCAGCCGCAGCGATTAAAGCCGCTATGAAAGATCTTATCGGTAAAGAATGCGGTGTCGACGAGCATGTAAAGATTTTCAAGAAGATGGGAATCTGGCAGGAAGACGGAACTATTGTTCCGAAAGCTGGTTATCCAATTGTGTATAGCTGGAGAAAAGCCGTGCAGCCTAACGATGCATATTCCGACCATATTGGAGTTATTGAATCCGTTAAGAACGGAACAATTGTGGCAATTGAAGGAAACCTTGGCGGTGAAGTAAAGAGACGTTCAATTCCGGTTGGATGGGGCTACATTAGAGGATACGCCATTCCGAAATATGAGAGCGATGCTGGACAGAGCAGCGGTGAATCAAACAACGGCGGTAAGACCGAGTCTGGTTCAACGAAACTTTCAAAGAAATCAAAATGGATTGGCGCAGTTACTGTAAACAGTGTACTGAATGTTCGTAAATGGGCGGGAATCGAGTACGATAAGTTAGTATCTAAGCCAGAGCTGAAGAATAACGATCCAGTGCATGTGTGCGACACCATTTATGATTCAAATGATGAGCCGTGGTATTACATTTACCTTGATAAAGCTGACTATGGATTTAGCAGCAACATTTACGGATTTGTAAAGGCAGAATACATTCGGAAACAGTAGGAGATAAGATGATTTCATTCAGACAAAAGGGCGATTTTTCAAAAGTCACAAGTTATTTCGAGAAACTGAAAGAGACTATGCGACTTGGAATTCTTGACAAATATGGCAGGGAAGGAGTAAACGCCCTTTCGTCTGCCACTCCTGTAGAATCAGGTCTGACTGCCGCTTCGTGGTATTACGAGATAGAACATTCAAATGGTTCTGCGGCTATACAATTTTACAATTCACATGCGAATAAAGGGGTTCCTATTGCGATTATATTGCAGTACGGACATGGTACCGGAACTGGAGGTTGGGTGCAGGGTAGAGACTATATCAATCCTGCTATCCAGCCTCTTTTTGACAAGATGGCAGAAGAAGTTTGGAAGGAGGTTACCAGTATATGAGTAAGACTGTTGACGAACGAGTCGTCGAAATGCGGTTTGACAATAAACAGTTCGAAAGTAATGTTCAGACGAGTTTATCCACAATTGGAAAATTAAAACAGAGTTTGGATTTACGGGGAGCCTCAAAAGGGCTGGAGAATGTAAGCGCAGCTGCAAAAACATGTAATTTGTCTGGTCTTACTGGAGCTGTGGAGACCGTCCAAGCGAAGTTTTCAGCACTTGAAGTTATGGCAGTAACTGCACTTGCTAATATTACTAATTCAGCGGTGAATGCTGGAAAGCGAATTATTTCAGCATTGACCATTGAACCTGTACGTAGTGGTTTTGAAGAGTATGAGACACAGATTAATGCCATTCAGACAATTTTAGCAAATACAGAAAGTAAAGGTAGTACATTACAGGATGTAAACCAGGCACTTGATGAATTGAACCATTATGCTGATTTAACAATTTACAATTTTACGGAAATGACTCGTAATATTGGAACATTTACTGCGGCTGGTGTTGATCTGGAGACTTCCGTTTCCGCAATCAAAGGTATCGCAAACCTGGCTGCGGTTTCTGGTTCAACGTCCCAGCAAGCAAGTACTGCAATGTATCAGCTTTCGCAGGCACTTGCGGCTGGAACAGTTAAGCTTCAAGACTGGAACTCAGTTGTAAATGCAGGTATGGGCGGTCAGGTGTTCCAGGATGCGCTAAAAGAAACAGCACGAGTTCATGGAATTGCAATTGATCAGATGATTACCGATGAAGGCTCTTTCAGAGAGACACTGTCGAAAGGATGGCTTACTGCTGAAGTACTCACAGAGACATTATCAAAATTTACAGGCGACTTAACCGAAAGCCAGCTTAAACAAATGGGCTATACGGATGAGCAGATCACTTCAATAATCAAAATGGGGCAGACTGCCAATGATGCTGCAACAAAGGTGAAGACTCTATCGCAGTTATTTGATACGTTGAAAGAGGCTGCTCAGTCTGGATGGACACAAACCTGGGAATTAATCATCGGCGATTTCGATCAGGCAAAGGAATTGTTTACTGGAATATCAGATTCGGTAAGCAATATGCTCAATGCTTCCGCTGATCGTAGAAATAATTTGCTCGAAGGAGCGTTGTCAAATAATTGGGAAAAACTTATTTCCAAGATAAACGAAGCCGGGATTGAAACCAAAACTTTTGAAGAACAGTTAAAAGAAACCGCGACAGCCCATGGGTTGGATGTAGAAACTTTAATTGAACAATACGGATCATTGGAAAAAGTGTTTCGTTCCGGAGCAGCTTCTACGGATATTCTTAAAGAAGCAGTTAATAGTCTGCGTTCTGGAATGGTAGATTTAAGTAGTGTTAGCCGTGACTTGGATATGTGGTCTACTGGAGATGATGTGAAAAAAGTCCAGGAGGCATTACAGAAACAAGGCCTTGATATTGGACAAACTGGTGTGGACGGAATTCTTGGACCGGCAACCCAATCGGCAATAAAAGCATTCCAGGAGCTAAAAGGCATTGAGCCTACTGGCATTGTTGATGAGGCGACTCTTAACGCGTTAAAAGAGGCGACGTCTGAGACTAAGAATCTCACCGGAAATATTGATAAGCTTATTGATGGAATTGATAAGCTGGGCGGAAGAGAAAAACTGATTGAATCTTTCAAGAATATTTTCAAAACTTTGGGTGATGTGATTAAGCCTGTTAAAGAAGCTTTTAATGAAGTATTTCCACCAACTACTTCAAAGCAATTGAGTAAGTTGATCGATAAATTCAAATCTTTTACGGATGGATTGAAAATCAGTGATGAGACCTCAGATAAACTGAAAAGGACCTTCAAGGGTGTATTTTCAGCTGTGGATCTTTTGAAAAAAGGATTTTCTTCTATAATCAGTCCTATTGGAAAGTTTCTTGGTTCTGGAGGACTAAACGGAATCATCGATGGATTGCTGAACATAACAGCATCTGTCGGTGATTTTTTGACATCTCTAAACGAAAGTGGAAATGTCAGCGAATTCTTATCAAAACTATCTGACGGTATTTTTGATACATTCCGAGGAATTGCCGGCGTGATAGATCCTGCTCTTGAGAAAGTAGAGTCACTGGGAGATGTATTTTCAGTTGTAAAAACGACAATCTGTAACGCAGCAACGAATATTTTCGACGCTGTGAAAAACGTGTTCTCTTGGATTAAAGAAAATGTTTCTGCTGGGGATTTATTTGCCGGATTAGCTGGTGGTGGAATATTCGCTGTAGCAAAGAAATTGTCCGGCGTATTGAGCACTATAAAAGAAGGAATAGAAGGTCTGTTTGAGAAGAAAACATCAAAGATTGCAGAACAATTTTCTGATCTTCTGAACGGAGTGAAAGATGCAATTTCATCATTCACAACTGGTATAAAGGTTGCTTCATTAGTAGGTATTGCAGCAGCTATTGCGATATTGTCAGTTGCACTGAATTCCATAGCAAAAATTGATCCAGATAAAGTCGTTACATCTTTGTCTGCTATTGGGGTAATGCTTGGCGAACTTAGTGGCACTTTATTTGTAATTACAAAAGTGCTCTCTAAAAACGGTTCCAAGGGGCTTATAAAAGCTGGTGCATCAATGGTGCTTATCGCTGCTGCGGTTAAAGTATTGGCAGCTGCAATGGTCAAAATGGCAGATCTATCCTGGGAGAAAATTGGAAAAGGACTTACCGCTATGGGCGGAGGCCTTCTCGAATTGTCAGCTGCAATGAAGATTATTAATGGCGCAAAAGTTTCCCTCTCAACGAGTGTTGCAATGCTTGCGCTGGCAAAGTCCTGTCAGATGCTCGGAGACGCGCTTGCTAAGTTTTCAGTATTTTCATGGGATGAGATTGGTCGAGGTCTGTCTGCGATGGGCGGAGCTTTGGCGGAAATGACAGCATCATTAAGTGTTCTGAGCAAAGCTGGTGGTTTTGGAGCTTTACTTGGTGGTACTGGAATGCTGATAGCAGTACAGTCTCTTGATGAAATTTCAGAAAATCTCGAAAGACTTGGTAACCTTTCCTGGGAACAGATCAAACGAGGTCTCGCTGCAATGGGTGGTGCTTTGGGTGAGTTTACTGCTTCATTGAGCATATTAAGCGCGGTTGGTGGCTTCGGGTCACTTTTAGGAGGAACTGGTCTTCTTGTGGCAGTACAATCTCTTGATGAAATATCAGAGAATCTCGAAAGACTCGGTGCTTTATCGTGGGATGAAATCGGTAAAGGTTTAGCTGCAATGGGAGGGGCTTTGGGTGAGTTAACGGCTTCACTTGGTATTCTTAGTGCAGTTGGTGGATTTGGCTCCCTTCTTGGAGCAACTGGTATTCTTATAGCTGTTCAAGCTTTAGAACCTATTGCAATGGCGCTTTCAAATATAGGCTCTCTTTCATGGGAAGAAATTGGCAAAGGATTAGCGGGAATGGGCGGCGCACTTGCTGAGTTTACAGCAGCATTAAGTGTGTTAAGTCTTAGCGGAGGCTTCGGCTCGCTTCTGGGTGGAACTGCCGTTCTTATTGCTGCTCAATCATTGGAACCTATTGCCACAACACTATCTGAAATTGGTGTCATGGATTGGGACGAGATTGCAAAAGGTCTTGTCGGAATGGGTGGCGCCTTAACGGAGGTTGGAGTTGTATCTGCCCTGGTTGGCAATCTTGGAGGTTTAGGTTCGCTTATCGGTAGCGCATCGCTTACTCTTGGCGTGCAAGGCTTAGGCGAACTTGCCAATGCATTGACGATTTTTGGTACCATGGATTGGGATGAAATTGGTCGTGGTTTAACAGCCATGGCTGGAGCTCTTGGTGAAACTGCATTAGGCGGATTGCTGAATACCTTTTCCGGATTTGGCGCAGCCGCAATTGCTGCTATGGCTGAACCTCTTGGTAACCTGGCAGATTCGGTAAAGCGATGGTCTGGGGTTATTGTTCCAGATGGATTAGGAACACAACTAGGATCTCTTGCCACAGGTGTTCAGAAATTTAATTTCAGCGGATGGGGTGCCGACGCTATTGGTGCAATGGCAATTCCACTTGGTGATTTAGCCGACTCAATTTCAAAATGGAAAGATGTAATTGTTCCAGATGGAATTGGAGATGGACTTAGCAATCTTGCAGATGGCGTAAAAGCGTTCAACTTCAGCGGATGGGGCGCGGATGCTATGGCAGATGTGGCAACACCGTTGGGAACTATGGCAGATTCCATTAAGAAATGGGACGGAATCATTATCCCAGAGGATTTAGGAACCAACCTCAGCTATTTGGCAAACGGTGTGTATGCATGGTCTACTGTTGGTCCATCCGATATTGTTGGTATCACTGAGCCGTTAGGAACTTTTGCTGATTCTGTAAAGAAATGGAACGATGTGTCAATTCCATCTAATCTTGAAACTGCTTTGACTGGATTTGCAAACGGGATTAATGCTTGCAATAACGTTTCTGTAGATAATGTAACGAATGTATGTACGAGTGTGAAAGATCTTGGTACTGCAGTTTCGGATATATCAACAATTGACTTTAGCGGAAGCGTTTCCAAATTGTCAGATTTCGCAGCTGCTATTGGAAATGTGAGCGTTTCGACCGACTCTTTCAAGATACTTGGAACGACTATTGTTACTGACTTTGCTGCTTCTTTAAAGAGCGGAGTAAGCACGGTTTCAGAAGCTGGAGGCGAGCTGGCAGAAGCAGTTGCCACTGGAATGCGTAGGACGATTGACTCTATAGTGAAAACCGCATCATCAATTGCGAACTCAGCGAAAAATTCGGTAGCAAATAAAAAGAGTAATTTTGTAACAGCTGGGTCTTCTCTTATGCTTGGTCTTGCAGCAGGTCTTCGCTCCAGTATGGGCGTGGTCGCATCAGCATCTGGTTCGGCAGCATCAGCCGGTGCAAGTGCATCCAGAGCATATTACAGTAGCTTTTATAGTTCGGGCGTGTATCTTGTCAGCGGATTTGCAGCTGGTATCAGAGATAATATCAGTTCGGCAGCATCAGCCGCAGCACAGATGGCATCTGAAGCGTCAAAAGCAGCAAGAAGCAGTCTTGATATTAATTCGCCATCAAAAGTTTTCTATAGAATAGGTGGATTTGCTGGACAAGGTTTTGTAAATGCTTTGGTTGATTACAGCAAGGCTGCTTATGACGCTGGATCCAATATAGGACTTTCAGCAAGAGAAGGTTTAAGCAGAGCTATTTATAAAGCCACTGAAATTGTTTCGAATGGCATTGATAATGTTCCAACAATTCGACCGGTTCTTGATCTAAGTGCAGTAAGAGCTGGCGCAAATGAGATTGGTGGAATTCTTGGAATGGATCATGCCATCGGATTAAGTGGAAACCTTGGAGCTATTACAACAATGATGGCCCAAAATCAAAATGGAAATTCTTCTGACGTTGTTGATGCTATTAATCGACTTGGAAAGAAACTTAACAACCTTGGTAATACTTATAACAATATCGGCGGTGTTACTTATGATGATACGAGCGGCGTTAGCGATGCTATCGAGATATTAACAAGAGCAGTGGTAGTGGAAGGGAGGCGATAATAGTGGCTACTACTAAATCTGCGCCAACTATAGAAAAGTTCGGTTTGCAAACTGGTACAGAGCGTACTATTTTCGCAACCTGGAAATGGAGTAAATCGCACACAAAAGAGTATAAATGCATTTGGTATTATGCAACCGGAGACGGCGTCTGGTTCGTCGGTGCTGATACGACAGAAACTGTAAAACAGAGTACGTATACTGCTCCAGAGAACGCTACAAAGGTAAAGTTTAAAGTTAAGGCGATCGCCAAGAAGCATAAAGTCAATAAAAAAGATGTTGCGTATTGGACGGGAAAATTTTCAAGCGAGAAAAAATACAATTTCAAATCCAGTCCGCCGTCTAAACCATCGGCACCTGAAATCGGTATCAACGAGTATAATAAAACTCAGATTGATTTGAGCATTTCTAATTTGGATTCGAAATGGACGGCTACCGGGGTTGAGTTTGAAGTTTACAAGGATGGCACAAGTGATCCGTTCTATACAGGGTATTCCATAATTCAGAATCAATCTGCTGGAATATCCTGTACAATCGAAACCGGGTATAAGTATAAAGCTCGTTGCCGTGGATATACAATGGATGACGAAGGCGAATGGTCTGATTATTCGAGTACAGTCACCGCTCAACCATCTTCACCAGGAAAAATCACAACACTTAGAGCATTGTCGTCAACTTCTATTACCATGGATTGGGATCGGGTTGCTAATTGCACGAGTTATGAGATTCAGTACACTACTGAGAGACAGTATTTCGATGCAAATCCCGACCAGGTGACAAGCAAAACTATCGAATCCGAAGCCGGTCATGCTGAATTTACAGGACTTGAATCTGGAAAAGAATATTTCTTTCGGGTAAGAGCGGTTAATAGTGCGGGAAATTCTGGATGGAGCGATGTGGCATCCGTTGTTATCGGAAAGGAACCCTCAGCACCTACGACCTGGTCATCTACAACAACAGCTATGGTCGGAGAATCGTTGATTCTATATTGGATTCATAATTCTCAAGACGGTTCCTATGAGAAACATGCTCAACTGGAATTGAACGTTGATGGTAAGATTACGACACAGACGATTCAAAATACGAAATCCGACGATGATCAAGGAAAAGCAAGTACATATTCCATCAATACTGGAGTGTATACAGAAGGCACAACCATAAAATGGAGAGTTAGAACGTCTGGTATTACTGAGGCGTATAGTGAATGGTCTGCAACTCGTGAGGTTAATATATATGCACATCCAACATTGTCTGTTTATGTACGTAAGATGGACGGCACAGCGCTATCAACTTTAACATCTTTCCCATTCTATATAAATGCGATTCCAGGTCCAAAAACACAAAGTCCAATAGGGTATTATGTTGATATTACAGCCAACGAAGGATATGAAACAACTGATCAAGTTGGAAACGAATATATGGTGGCTGCTGGAGAATCGGTATATTCAAAATATTTCAACGCTTCTGGAAATTTAGCAATTGGAATTTCAGCTAACGACTTAGATTTGGAAAATGGTATATCGTATACGGTTAAAGTAACTGTAACGATGAATATCGGTTTGAGTTGCGATGCGACAACCAAATTTACGGTGAGCTGGGATGAAACAGTTGACGAGCCGAATGCAGAGATTGCATACGATCCAGATACGTATTCCTGCATCATTCGACCGTATTGCGAAGATGAAAACGAGAAGCTCGCAGCAAACGTGCGATTGGCTGTGTACAGGAAAGAATACACTGGTGAGTTCGTTGAAATTGCCAGCGGTATTGAAAACACACATGGTCATTACGTTACTGATCCGCATCCAGCATTGGATTACGCAAGATATAGAATCGTGGCTACCGATATCAAGACTGGTGCTGTATCTTATTATGATCCACCAGGTTATCCTATAGGAGAAGACGGCGTCATTATTCAATGGAGTGAAGCATGGAGTTCTTTTGACTCATCGTTGGCAAACGAAGCCGATGAAGTAGCAACTCCTCCATGGACGGGATCATTAGTCAGACTTCCGTATAATGTGGACGTATCGGATAAGAATGACAAAGATGTAGCTCTTGTTAAATATGTTGGACGAAAACGACCTGTAAGTTATTACGGGACACAACTCGGAGAAACATCCTCATGGAAAATGGAAGTGCCATCTAATGACGAAGAAACTTTATATGCTCTCAGAAGACTTGCCGTTTGGATGGGGGATGTTTACGCAAGAGAACCATCGGGAACCGGATACTGGGCTCATATAAAAGTATCAATATCGCAGACACATTGCGCATTAACGACACCGGTTTCGATAGAATTGACAAGAGTTGAAGGAGGTGCATAAATGCCAGATTGGAAAAAATCCATGCAGCAAACCTTCGAATACTTTATTGTCGATCCTGGAACTTGGAAAGATAAGGATCAGATTACTACTGTAAGATCAGCTACCATCGAGCGAGACGAGGACGCCGAGACAAAAGGATCTGCTTCTTTCAACATCAATGAGCGGTTAGGTGAGTGCTACATTCGAGCATATCTCATAACAATTCAAAATGGAATTAAAGAAAGGCATCCATTAGGAACTTTTTTAGTACAAACACCATCCTCGGCGTTTGATGGTCGTGTAAGAACAATTAACATGGACTCGTATACGCCATTACTTGAGTTAAAAGAAAATCCGCCACCAATCGGATATTTTATCGCAAAAGACTCGAATGTAATGGACGAAGCTTATCGGATTGTAAGAAATCATGTTAGGGCTCCGGTCGTGAAGCCTAGTTGTGACGAGAAATTGTATTTTGATTTCGCAGCAAATACCGATGATAAATGGATTTCATTTGTTAATGATCTTATAGCAAACGCAAAATACGAATTAGGGCTTGACGAATTAGGCCGTGTTCTGTTCTTACCAGTTCAGGATACGGCTACTTTACAGCCAGTAACTGAATTCAATGATGATGATAGTTCTATTTTGTATGCAGATGTAAGTGAAGAATACGATTTATACGGGATTCCAAATGTAGTTGAAGTTGTGTATTCCAAGAACAACTTGAATTATTATGCCCGAGTTGTAAACGAAGATTCCAACAGCCCCACATCTACGGTTAGCCGTGGGAGAGAAATAATCTATAGGGACACTGATCCAGATTTTTCTGGAGAACCGACAGAATATCAGGTCAAGGAATATGCTGAAAAATTACTTCAGAAGCTATCAACAGTGGAATATAAAGTGACATTTTCGCATGGGTATTACCCCGTTAGACTAGGAGATTGTGTTCTCTTGAACTATAAGGCAGCTGGTATTAATAATGTAAAAGCAAAAATTGTGAAACAGGCAATTATTTGTGATACCGGATGCAAAGTTACAGAAACAGCGATATATACATCAAAATTATGGAGGTGATTGACTTTGGCGTTATCTAACGAGATTGCATCTCAGTTTGCAAAAACTGTTGCAAACAAAGATAAAAGCAGAAGTGAAAACGCTGTTTATGGAACAGTAGTTGTTCGAAATGGGGAAAAGTATGTGCGAATGGATGGTTCAGATTTACTTACCCCTTGCGGTGCCACGGTCAATGCGATAAATGGTGAGCGAGTTCTTATATTGGTTAAGAATCATTCAGTCATTATCAATGGAAATTTATCATCTCCAGCAGCAAGACTTGGCGATCTGGACGACGTTAGTAAAGTTGCTGATGAAAGTTGGAAAAAACTTGTAGCGTGGGCAAAAGACAAAGATTTAATCTACATTGATGGTGCAAATTTGTATTCTGGCTCGGTAAATTCAGATAAGATCAACGTGAACGATTTGTTTGCCCAGAATATAGAAGCAAGCGGATCAATTATTGGTGTGAAAATCGAAGCTCGTGAAATGAGTGCCAAAGAATCATATTCGATATTCAATGGAAAAAATATTCAGAAGATCCTATATTTCGATGGAACATCCATAAAACTCGGAAAAATGGGCACGGGAACCGAAATCGCCAATGGTGCTGGATTTGAGTTTTTTGATAAATCTATAAACGTTTACGGAAATCTCGCTTTCATGAGTGGCGACATTTCAACTCCAGGAGCAATATCATCTGGAAAAGAAATATCAGCTGCTAGTAATGTGAAAACCGGAGACAATTTTCTTGCTCCCAATGGGCACGGTCTGTATGTAGCAGATACTTCTGGTATATATCGTGCTGTTATTCATTATGGGGATAACGATCTTATTATTGGTTTTGGAGTCGGACCATATTCGGGATATACTGGTGCAACTACTCATATAGAGGGTAATACCATTAAATTTCATACTGATCAGGGATCGTATATACCATATTATAGACCTGGCGATGCCCAGCAAAATATACGTTATAAAGGTGGCGGATTCATTACTGGAAGTAAAGCGAACGTGCATTTTTGTATTCCATTACCGAAACCATGTGTTGGAGTAACATCGGTGAGCGTGGTTTCTAATCCGGGTTTAATAATTCGACAAGGCGGAAATTATTTGTATGGTTCTGGAGCAGATGCGAATGTTCAGCCGGAATATTACGAAGCAACATTAGCTGATAACTGTATCAGTGTTATGGCGCATTTTGCAAATACCACGAATGTAGTTACCAATAATGATGCTTGTGGCGTTTCTGGTCAGTTTACTGTGTATTTCAATTAAGAAGGAAAATTCAAAATGGCTTTAAGCAAATCTATAAAACAGGATAACGGTATTCCTCTGAGTTATCATCGAATCCTGTTTGTTCATTCAGCAATCAACACGCACATCTCGATTGCTGTTATTTCCTATGTGGACGAAGAAAGTAGAGAGAATGAAAACGCTGGGAAACCAGCATATACGGCTACAGTTACATATGAGTTGCCGTACAAAGAAAATATAACAATCGAAGAGGCTTATGATTATTTGAAGACTCTTCCAGCGTTTGCGGACGCAATAAATTGCTAAAGGGAGGAACAAGAAATGCGATTTGAAAAGGCATTAAAAATCATGAAAGATGGGGGTAAAGTTAAACTTCCATCTTGGGGAGGATTCTGGAAATGGGATTCTGAGAAAGAAAGCATCATCATGCATACCAAGGACGGAGAAGAATTGGACATCCGGGAAACTCAGGTGGTTGAGTATACTTTAGGAAACATTCTTTCTGATGAGTGGGTTGCGGCAGATGAAAACAATTGTCCTGAACTGGGAGGAGAGGCGACATTTTCTTTTAGCGAAGCAATCAAATATTTGAAGAGAGGAATGAAAGTTGCACGTAAAGGCTGGAATGGCAAGAAACAGCACATTCAACTTGCTTCTGGAATTTCTTACAAGACAGCGGACAATCAGATTGTAAATTGTGAACATGATGCTATTGGAAATAAGGCGGTAGCCTTTGTCGGAACATCTGGAGTACAGATGGGATGGTTAGCATCTCAGGCGGATATGTTGGCTGAAGACTGGGTATTTGCATAAAAGGAGGAACAAGTTAAAATGAGTAGACTTATTGATTATACTGCTGCAACAAGATTTGACAGTGGGGACGTCTTTATCAAGGATGGTACGAAGGGCACTATGAAAATCACAGCGAAAAATGCAGCTATTGACTTGGCTGGTATGGTGTCAGCTGCGCAGCACAGAATGATCTGGGGTGGAAGAAATCTTGGAACATCTGTAACGGCTGAGCAGAAAGCTGCAATTAGAAATGGCACATTTGATAATCTGTATGTCGGTGATTATTGGGTAATTAACGGTATTACCTGGAGAATTTGGGATATTAACTATTTTACCCATAGCGGTGATACTGAATTCGCCAAACCACATTTGGTAATCGTCCCGGATTCCGCATTATACAGTCATGTTATGAATGATACAAATACAACCGAGGGTGGTTATGTCGGATCTAAGATGTACAAAGAAGGTCTGGAGCAGGCAAAGACCACAATCAAGGCTGTATTCGGAGACATGCTTCTCACTCATAGAGATTATCTGACAAATGCTGTTACTGATGGTCATGCATCTGCTGGAGCATGGTTTGATTCCCAGGTAGAATTAATGAACGAAATCATGGCTTATGGCACTCATGTGTATGCGCCCGCAAACGATGGTGTAACGCTTCCGAATAAGTATACAACTGGTCGTCAGCAGTTCGCAGCAGCTATGCTCAATCCGTCAATCGTCAACTTACGATATTGGTATTGGCTGAGAGATGTCGTGTCTTCGGCTGGCTTTGCCAGTGTGCTCGGCGGCGGTGCGAATTCCAGCGCCGCTTCGGACTCTCGTGGGGTTCGTCCGTATTTCCTTATTGGTTAGTAACTGAGGGGCCTCGTGCCCCGAAGAATTTAATATTTGTATAAAAGAATAGGAGAAAATTCAAAATGGAAGATAAAACTTATTCAATTACACTTGCTGATGGTACTGTTATCGGCGACTTGAAACTCAACGGCAACAATTTTATCTCGAAATCTCCAATTGCAAAAGAGATGTTTGAAGATTGTTGCAGCCCTGTTGTCATCAGCGATGGCGAAGTAGAAGAAACTCACAATAATATGGAGCTTGTTCAGATCACTCCGATGGGAGAAGAGTATTGGTTTGTTCTTCGAGACATTTCAAAAGCTGAAATGGAAAAAATCAAGATGCAGTCGGACATTGAGTATATTGCAATGATGGCTGGCGTTGAACTTTAAAGAAAAGGAGGAACATCGTGATGCATAGTGATAATTTCGAGAAAGTAAAACGTTTTTATACTCTGAAAGTATGGAATGAAACACGTGTCCGCAACGCCGTAAAAATGGGCTGGATTACAGAGGAAGAATTCACTGAAATTACCGGAAATGATTATTAATGAGCGTATTAGCATCTAAGCGGAAAGAGTCGAGAGAAGAAGCGATTGCTTATTCGCTGGAGTTATACGACATGCTGATTGAATTCATGCAGAGGAGCTTTGCGATAAAAAGTCAGGAACAGTTTGTTCGGGAACAATATGCAACTGGAAAAGGATTGGAAATTGATTATCAAGCTTATGCTTATATTATGCTTAGTACAAAAGAACAGATTGAAAAATCTGCCTCTTTATTGACTGCTAACTTACGAGCTGCGAGATCTTTATTTCCGACTTCTATGCATGAATATGAAATTAGGCGTGATTATTTAAATGCCGGTATTGTGAATTGCAATCAGATAATCAATTCATTACAGCGTGTTGTAGGCAGATTCAATGTTGATTTGAATGCCTATGGCAGATATAGTAAAGCTATTGACCGAGAAATCGAGTTGATAAAGAGATGGCGTCAAAGAGACAATAAAATGAAATCGTATCTTCCAGGGTAACATCTGTATTTATGCGTGTCTTCGGCTAACTTTGCCAATGTGAACAACAACGGCAATGCGAATTACAACAACGCTTCGAACTCTAATGGGGTTCGTCCGGATTCTTTGATCTAACCAATCAGGGAAGGAGATGTTATCCGTTCCACCAAAGGGATAAATGATAAAGCCGGACGCAATTTACTACGGTAACTATTGCTATCACGGTGAATAATTATGACATACGAGGAAATTCTCTGCGACGCCAACAATCTCTATGCGGGTTACAAAGCCTCTATAAAAGGCAGTAAGTGGAAAGAATCTGTCCAAAGATTTATTCTTAATTTCTTGAGGTATATTTTTGAACTACAAGATGATCTTATTAATAGGACTCTTACAAACGGTCCTGTTGATGAATTTGAACTGCGCGAACGAGGCAAAATAAGACCAATTACAAGTATTCCAGTAAAAGACCGTATTGTCAGGCATGTTCTATGCGACGAATTATTAATCCCCAAAATAAGAAGAAAAATCATATATGATAATTGTGCGTCCTTGAAAGGGCGTGGCATATCTATGCAAAGAAAACGTTTCGAGGTACATTTACGGAAATATTACAAACTGTACGGAAACGAGGGTTATATTCTCTTTGGTGATTTTTCAAAGTTTTACGATAATATTATCCATGAAATAGCAAAGAAAGAGTTGCTTGAATTATTTGAGGATGACGAATTTATAGACTGGCTACTCAACGTTATATTTGATGGGTTTAAAGTTGATGTGTCGTATATGAGCGATGATGAATATGCGTCATGTCTGGACGAGGTATTCAACAAATTAGAGTACCGAAAGATTCCAAAGAACAAATTGACTGGTGAAAAATTCATGGAGAAGTCCGTGAATATGGGTGATCAGTTATCGCAAGCGATTGGTATTTATTATCCGCATCGGATTGACAATTATGTAAAGTATGTCAGAGGAATAAAATTTTATGGAAGATACTCAGACGATTGGTATATCATGAGCCCATCCAAAGAGGAATTATTGGATTTACTTGAAAACATTGAGAGAATAGCTCGTGAATACGGAATTCATATTAATATGAAGAAAACACGAATCGTCAAAATAAGTGGTACTTATAAATTTCTTCAGATAAAATACACACTAACCGAATCTGGAAAGATTATGAAACGAATTAATCCAGATCGGGTTTATACAATGCGTAGAAAATTGAAGAAATTAGCCGTTAAGGTGGAAAATGGCGAAATACCATATGAAAATGTTGAAGGAATGTTCAAGGGCTGGATGGGAGACTTTTATAAGCTTATGTCCAGAACTCAGAGAACAGATTTATTAGAATTATACGAAGGCCTATTCAATAAGACCATAACCATCGTGAAAAAGAAGATGATTATAAAAGATAGGTCACAACAAGAATCGACATGGGAGGTAGCTTGATGGAACCATGGTTTCAGATGGTACTTACGATTATTAGCTCAGTTTTAGCTTCTTCTGGGCTGTGGGCCTATTTGACAAAAAGAAGCGAAAGAAAAGATGTAAAAACGGAGATGCTTGTTGGTTTGGCTCATGATCGAATCATGTATCTTGGTATGCAGTACGTAGATCGAGGTTATGTGACACAGGACGAGTATGAAAACCTACGAACGTATCTTTATGATCCTTATAAAAAATTGGGAGGAAATGGTTCCGCCGAAAGAGTTATGAAAGAAGTGGATAAACTCCCGATTCACAAATTTGCCATAGGCAAGGAGGAAAAGAATAATGAACATGAGTAACAAAACTTATGACACTCTTAAATGGATCGCAATGTATTTGCTTCCAGCTCTTGGAACTTTATACTTTGCGCTTGCTGGTATTTGGAATTTTCCATGTGGAGAGCAGGTTGTCGGAACTATCACAGCAGTTGATACATTTCTTGGAGTGATTCTCGGAATTAGTACATCCCAGTATAATAAAACTTCTGAAGATGCGACGAAATAGTTAAATATGAGCGGGAGAGATGGGATGTCTTTCTCGCTCTAAATACATTTCCTCTTATTTTTTTCAGTACGCAGGTGACCGTCTCCGTTGGTACTATCAAGACTGGAATGGAGGTGGTCAAAATGGAAAATAAAAAAGAAAAGAAACTGCTTACCGTGAAAGATTTGTGCACCTATTTGAGCGTAGGAGAAACCAAAGCGAGAGAGTTGTTACATAACCCCGATAATGGTTTTACTATTCGAATAGGGAATCGATTATATGCTCACAGGGATAAAGTCGATGCCTGGTTATTGCGAAATATCTTTTAAAATGGTATATTTGGGGTAAGTTCAATTTGGATTTTCCCCATTGCAGAAAGGAGTTTATATGGGAAAATCGCTAAAAGGAAAAGAACTGGGCGTTGGTATTTCTCAGAGACAAGATGGCTTATATCAAGCTAGATTCACAAATCGCTTTGGAAAAAGGGAAACTTTATATGATAAGAACCTAAACAATCTCAGAACCCAAATGAGAAAAGCGCAGACTGCTGACGATAATGCAGTAAATCTTGTAAAAAGTAATATGACATTGGACGAGTGGTATAATGTTTGGATAACTACGTGTAAAGGAAATTGTAGGAATACAACATTAAGCGCCTATGAGATAGCATATAAATCTATAAAAGAAGGGATAGGTCGTGAAAAAATACAGAAGTTAAATCCTGTGATGCTTCAAGCGGAATTGAACAAATTAAAAAGCAATCAGCAAAGAACGAGGGTCAAAGTAGTATTGAATGGGCTATTTGCCGAAGCGAAAAGAAACGGTCTGGTACCACAAAATTTTGCGAAAGACCTCATAACTAAAATCGGTAAAGAAGTATCGAAAGAGCGTCGAGTGCTAGGAATCGAAGAGACTAAATTGTTCCTTACATATGCTAAAGATCACAGATTCTACAATATATTCGTTGTGGCACTTGAGACCGGAATGCGAATCGGAGAGCTTAGAGGACTGTACTGGAGCGATATAGATTTTGAAAGACGAGCGCTACATGTGAGAAGAACAATGTGTCATATACATGGGGAGAACGGGTATTATTTCGAAGAGCACGAGCCAAAAACATTCAATGGAAAACGGTTAATTCCGCTTACAAATGCGTGTATTGATGCACTTATACATCAAAAGCTATTGAATGAAACTAGAATTAAAAAACGCAAATGTTGGGATTTTAAAGACCTGGTGTTTCCTACAAGCAGTGGTAAACCTTTTCAGGAGGTGGCAGCAATTGACGCAATAAATGAGATACTCAATAAAATGGAAGCTGATGGAATTCGTATAAAGAAATTCACTCCGCATGCGTTCAGACATACTTTCGCAACAAGGGCTATAGAGAATGGAATGAGCCCTAAAACGCTTCAAAAAATATTAGGTCACAGCTCATTGCAGATGACAATGGATTTGTACTGTCATGTCTCAGATGAGACTTTATTTGATGAGATGAAAAAGATGGAAAATCAAAATGGTGTAAAAGTGGTGTAGTAAAAAAAAACTATAGTCTGAAAACCCTTGATTTTACTGGATTTCTAAAGTCAATCTTTAAGAAAAAGTTAATTTTATACATTCTACGCTCTAAAAGTGGAAAATTATACTCGATTTTGTTATAATATGGAAAACTGCTTTTACAATTAAATAAAGTAATGCGATATAATGAGGTATCAAGTGGAAGGGGAGAATTATATGAAGAAGAGAGGTCGTGTGCTGATTTTGTTAATAACAGCTGCACTTGCTATTGAGCCCTTACAGCTGGTATATGCAGAGCCTGCAGTGGATAATCTGACAGGAACTGTTTCCCAGGAGACCGGAGCCGAGATAAGAGATGAGAATGAAAGTGCTCAGCCCGAGCCGAAACCTGGCTGGGTATCTGTGGAAAAGGGATACCAGTGGAGGCAGGAGGATGGTAGTTTCCTTCAGCAGTCTGGATGGGTTACGATCCAGGGTAAGAAATATTATCTTCAGAAAGGTGGTATTCGTTATTCCGGATGGCAGACCTTTAAGCAGAAGAAACGCTATTATTTATCTAACGGTGTCCTTGCCTCGAAACGATGGGTAAAGGATAATGGACAGTTTTACTATATACGTAAGAATGGTACGCCTGTACCAGCTGGCAGATGGTTGACAGTAAAAGGACGGAAATACTATATAGGCAAAAAGGGTTATCGTGTAACCGGTCTGAAGACTATCCATAATAAGAAATACTATTTTAATTCCAAGGGTGTTTTGATCAGGAATAAAATAAGCTATAAGATTAAAGGTAAAGAGTACGAGATCAATTCAGATGGTGTTGCAATAAGGGTTTCTTCTCTGAAAGCAGAATGTATGCGTAAGGCGAAAAAATTTGTTGAAAAGCATACCTCCCCTAATATGTCCAATAGTCAGAAGTTTAGAATCTGTTTTAACTATTTGATGGGATATACTGATTTTAAACCATGGATCAATCCTACAGATGCAGAGTTTAAGACTCAGACCTGGCCATATCAGTCGGCAATCTATATGTTCGATAATAATCTTGCCGGAAGCTGTTATGGAATTGCAAGTGCAGTAGCAGCATGTGCCAGGGTATTGGGCTATGAGCCTTATGTGATCGCCACTACAGGAGACCATGGATTCGTAATGATCGACGGATTATATTATGATAACATGGGACCACTGTTTGGTGCTTCTACACATTTCGCTTATTCAGTGCGATCAAAGGTGAAGTTTTAAGGCAGTCTGTCTGCTTTAAAAATATAATATTTATAAAAGGAGAATCAAGAAATGAGAAAATGGAAAAAATTACTTCTTCCAGCCATGTGTGCATTTATGCTCCAGATACCGGTAATTGTAAATGCCGAGGCTGTAGACAGCAGTAATAATGTGACATCTGCTGTTGAAACTCCGGTTGCTACTCCTACACCAGCACTTCTGGATGGTATCGTTAAGAAAGGCTCCAGGACTTATTTTTATAAGAATGGTGTGATGCAGAAGAATTGCTGGAGTCCAGACAAAAAGCAGTATTTTGGTAAGAATGGCGTTGCTTACGCTGCCCCGAAGGTATCTGGCTGTAAGAAGAATATTGTAGTAAAAAAGATTGGAAAGAAATACTACGGATTTGACAGAAATGGCTTTAAAGTGAAAAAAGGCGTATATGCAGATGCTAAGGGTACTCCTTACTACTTTGACAAGAAGGGTGTCCGTGTCGCAAAGAAAAGTAACCAGCTGAAGGCGGCAAGCAAGTACATGGCAGATGGAGCAGTCCTTCGTAAGCTTCTTGGCAGACCTTCCAAGACCAAAACACTTTCCAGCTGTATGACAGGTATCAGTAAAGATCTTAAATTAACCTATGCTAACATTTTCGTACAGCTTGGAAAGAAGACAACTGGCGGAGAAATCGTATATGGTGTTCAGGCACGATAA